ATTATGGGTTATAATAGGTTATACAGGGTCAACATATTATTCAACTACTTCTACTAATGGTACAACTTGGACAACACCAAGCACTAATATTAGTACAATATTTAAATCTACTGGATGGGCATATAGTGTAAATTTTGGACTTGATAAGGATGGTTATGGTGTATTTTTAGCAACAGGATATGGAGGTACTTCTGGTTCTCCTAATGTTGCTATATCGAGTAATGGTATTAATTGGGTATCTGGTGGGTCGCCATTTAGTACCACTAGATTTGGAAACACTTGTTATTATGGAAATGGATATTGGGTTGTTGTTGGAAATGCTGGTGGCACCACCAACGCTTGTGCTATGTATTCAACAAATGTTTCTATTGCAGGTAATGCAAGTATTAGTTGGACAACAGTTAGTAATACTCCTTTTACGTACGACCCATTATATGGTGTTGTATATAGTGGTACCAAATGGTTTATTGGTGGAAATGTTAATTATTTATATATAAGTAATGGTCCTTCTCCTGTTTCAGCTTATAGTGGTACTTCAATTGTTAATCAATATCCAGGTGCTATGATGGCACAAGGAAATACTCTTTTAGTTGGAGGTGCTGGTACAAATAAAAATATAATATTTAATTTTAATACAGCTCCGACATCAACAAGTACATATCCTATCCCAAATAACCCTTCTCGAACCTGGCAAATTGAATATATCGAATCAACTACAATGTGGATTGCTGCAATAGCCGGTACGGCTTCAGGAAATAATTCATTGGCTTATATAACAGACCTTGGTCGTTCACAAACTGATAATATAACCTATCCATTAACCTATGTATTGACTGTTAATACTAATATGCCGGTTTGTACAGGCGTTGCTGCTTCACGATAGCACAATTTACAAAGTCCCCATATAACATGTCCGGCAAAGTGGTCTATAATTGTCGCTTCCAATCACCACCTGCGATGATTCCGTGGTAATCCGGTTCGAAAAAATCGCCGGATTACCATTTCGGCATTGTGCACAAAATGCCGACAATTTCTCTACACGGTCGCAGAAAGGAATCAAATCTAAAATAGTGCCAAATCGCTGTCGCCGAAAATCCCCGTCTAATCCACACACATACACGTGTTTCTTTTGTTGATTTATCATCATATGAACCGCAGGAACCAAATCGGCAAAGAATTGCCCTTCATTAATGAGTACTACATCTGCATCAATCACTTCATTCATATTGGCCGTCTCCGTCAATGAATCCGCGAAAATACACGGAATCTCTACGCGGTCGTGCGATGACAACATTGTTTGGCTATAACGGCGGTCAAGCGAATAATTGACACATATGACACGTTTCCCAATATAAGTATATGCGCGATACCTCTCAATCAGTCGTGTCGTTTTTCCGGAAAACATTGGGCCGAGAATGATTTCCAAATATCCGGATACTGATGAGAATGGTGTGGTCATATAATTATATATGCTCGGTTATTTTTATACCACTTCATATGAAACTATATTTTTTGGTCAAGCTTAGGTCCAGCTTCCGCTTAGGTCCAGCTTCCGCTTAGGCCACAGACCGCAAAATAATCAATCAAATTATTAATTGAGCATTCATGGTTATGTATAACCACCTCTATGTTATCCAACAATTCAGCACAACACATTTCGGGGTGATTCACAATAATATAATTGTAAAAATCCCGTAATATTTGTTTTTTGCCAATGTTGTATTGGATACTAATATTATTAACCAATATTTTTGTCTCATTAGCATTAGAGGAACGCACGCAATTGAGCAACTTTTCCCACACTTTATTTGTGATAATATTATGTGTTGTCGTCTTGCTCGAATTGATTTCCTGATTGAGTTGAATAAAATTAATCATACTGCGAATATCCGAGTTGTATAGTTGCTGAATTTCCTGAATATTCGTGTCAGTCAGTGCCAACCCCTCTTTAACACAAATATATTTGATGAAATCGTGGATTTGTTGTTGCGGAAGTTGATTGAACCGAATACAAATAAACTCTTGTTGTAGGGATACATCGATTTTACTAATATAATTACAAATGAGGAAAAACTTGATATTGGGTCCACAACTTTGTAGCAAATATTTGAGCGCCTGTTGGGCATTTTTCGTCATATAATCGACTTCATCAAGTACAACAAATTTGAACCCAATTTCAAATAGATTCTTGGTACGTACAAACTGGTATATTTGAGAACGAATAATGTCAATGCCTCTCTCATCAGACGCATTTAAATGGATTACTTGGCCGCGATTCATTTGTTTCATCGACTTCTGGTATTCATTTATCAAGTTGATGATGGTGGTGGTTTTTCCCGTTCCGGGAGGCCCATAAAGCAAAATATTGGGGAAATATTTGTTTTTCAACATATTTAGGAAGATTTCCTTGTTATATGGATCAAGCACAATATTATCAAATTGGGTTGGGCGATATTTTTCACACCAAGGCTGTGAAGTATCGGCATCAACGGTGTTCATTTATCAATAGTTACACTTAATATTTAAATTGTTTTGGGGTTCAGTCATTTAGAGGTAGGACCTTATCACGCCCATAAAATTGATTTTACAAAATGATATAAATACGATGAGCAAATATTAACAATGTCTAATAATTTAAACGATGAATGGGAAAATTTTATTACTAATTATGATGCGAATTGTGAGACCGAATTTGCGTTTCCTGCAAAGTTTGTGGTCAATGACAAAATCGCAGGAGAAACGCCAAATATGGAACCCATGTGCGATGAACTCTATATATCCACAAAAACAATGCTCCTCTATCTAGACAAATCCAACATTGATGTGGCAAAAATATTCTGGAAACTGCCCATAGTAGAATACTGGAAACCGGCGGAGGGAATAATCAAAAAACAGATGAAAGTTGCATCACATTCCAAAGAAGAATGCGCTGAAAATATGCAAAAATTGGCGGAAACTTATTATTATACTGAACGCATCATCAAACAAATCGACAATCCGGTAGCGAAAAAAAACAAATTTAAAGATGAGCGTAAAATAACTATCGGTATTTCCACAAAAAACGTCACAAATTATCGCGGAAAGGAAAAATGTGGGGCGATGTTCAATTGCATCGCAATCACGTTCCGGTTCTTAAATCGCGACGGACGATTCCACGAAATCCACGTGAAAGTATTTAATACGGGAAAATTGGAAATCCCGGGAATATTAAACGACTCATTATTTGATCGCGTGAAAATATTCATATTGGATGTTATGGCGCCGATGTTTGATGAACCCATTGCCTTTCGCGATGTTCCCACCGAAAATGTTTTGATTAATTCGAACTTTATGTGTAATTTCAATATTAATCGCGATGCTCTACATTCAATTTTACGCACAAAATATGATATTGATGCCACCTATGATTCATGTAATTATCCCGGCGTAAAATGTAAATACTATTTCTACAATGAATATGGAATGGATGTAGAGAAACAACGCGGTATTGTGTTGGATAGAGATCGCGGACTCACTGTGGAAGAGCTGATCAAGACACAAAAATACACCAAAGTGAGTTTCATGATATTTCGTACAGGCGGTTGTTTAATTGTTGGCAATTGCTCGGAAGAAGTTTTGCGGTTCGTCTATGATTATGTGAAAAAGATTTTGTTGACTGAGTTTCCCAATATTTATATATCACGAGTTGTAGATGATTCAGTGCCAACGGAAGATAAAAAAGAATCGAAACTGAGAAAACGCAAAATCATGGTTTCCACGGAATATTTCTCCGCGCTCAAAAGCATATATACATAAGTGTTCCACATCACTTATAGTCCATTTTTTCTTGCATTTCGGTTTCTCCATATATTCTGGAATATTCGCAACCAACACGTTTTTAGTAATACGTGTGCAACATACACATTTTCACCACCAATATTCTCATAACCAAAATGCGTTTTCATAATCTCAATTGGTTGATTGTCATCTACTTCGACGTAACTATATTCGCGCAAATATTTGTCTACATTTACTGGGTGATATGCAAAATAATTCTTGACGCTTATGTGGTTTGAATACAAATAATTTCCATCTTTGCACAAGATTGGCATACCAATGTAATATGTATGATTTTCAATAACTGTGTCGACAGAGTTTTCGTGTTCGAAGATTTCGTCTTCTATGGTATCATCAATATCATCATCATCAATATCATCAATATCAATTTCGGCAATGTTTTTCGCCGTTTCAAAAATATAACAAGTTTCTTCGCGTAAATACCCCATAATTCTAATTTGTAATACCTAGAATTATGATAAAATATTTTTCAATTTTACAATTGTTTATGTAATACGTCTACTTGCAATCTTATTGTCAACAATATACAAGGAATTCTCGGTCATAATAATGTACTCATTACCAGCACGGAATATTTTCTGGATAGGACTGGTATATTCCTCATTGCTCTTCACAAGTAACTTCTCGTTGTTCTCACGAACACCAATGAGCGCTTTCTTTTCAAGAGAAGCCAACCAATAATCCATCATAATGGGTTTGTCCTCGGTAATGGCAATCTTAGTAATGTTGGTAAAAGTGCTGATATCGGGAATGCGATACTGGGGTTGTTCCTGAGCCACAGTTAATGATTGAGCTGGTGCGGATTGCTGGGGAGCTACTGGTTGTTGGGGGGTTGTAAAAGCACTCATTTCAAATTATTATAATATGTAAAACAAAATAAAACAACTTTAAATACTAATTCGTCTAAATTATTTATCATTTTTCCTAAATCATGGCCCGTTCATTATTACACAACCAAAACTATTTAAATATTTGCCTCTATTTAACTCATCAAAATGCCCATTGCTCCCGACGATACCACATATTACGGCCCTCGAATGGTCTTGAACATCACTGAATTCGATACTAGCGGTGTTCAAGATATGGATATGTTCCTGGTTTATGACGAAGATGAGGACCTGATTTATGTATATGGATCTCGGGGATATGAACCTAATGGAAACATTCAATATGAAAAATACGTGAAATCATTTGCTACATATGCTGACTTGTATAATTTTGTATCGCTCACCATGGGATTTCACGACCGACACCGCGTAAATGTTTCCGTTAATTTGATGACCGGTCTAACAAATTATTGCGAATATGATGCATACAAAAACAATGTTTGTCGAGAAAACGAAATTGTTGCATATGACAACATTTATTTACCCAAACATTTGTTGTTGAAGTATATATCGGCGTTTTTATGCTAATGGCGCGTGCGTCCAGGGACACACAATCTCGACACCATATTTTCATATTGTCTTAGTTCATTTTTTATCATATGGGAAACAAATTTTATTGAATATATAAAATTATTTGCAATAAATTTAAGCACTGTTGTTTGTGCGTTTATATGTTCAATTTCGACTGAATGACCTGGTATTCCGGAGAAACAGTTCACAATAATTTGATATATGTCCATTCCATATATGCCGACTTTCACATAAGATTTGTATAGGCTATTTCTATCAGTTTTATCGTATAGTTTAATAAGAACATATGTTTCCATATCATTGTCGGGGAGTTCAAAGTCAGTGGATCCAGATACTTCGTTCCAATCTGGAACAACCATAGTACACGTCTCCAAAAACACTTCGTATTTTTCGCTGCTAAAATTCATTTTCTGTTTTAATTGAAATCTTCATTTGTTTATAAAAGATTTCAATTTTTGGTATTGCCTCTCCCTCTCCTAATATGATAATAAAAACAAATATAAACCCATAAATACACTTAATAATAAAATGAATTACGAGAATGTTGTGTTGATTTTCAAGAACCGTTTCCCCATGGGAAACACATACAGTTTTATTGCCGTTCATGAAAGCAATCCAACTCAATCGCCACTCCAAATCAATGGTATAACACGCAAGCTTGATATCATTGCTTTCGACATTACACAAAAGTGGAATGGTACAAAAACTGAATGGATAAGAAGAGAGGTTGATCACGAAAGTACACTTTTCAATAAGTCGTGGGATTATCTATATAGACTTGATGATGGCAAATATGGCATAGTAAATTTCAGTACAGGCAAGATACAAGCATTTGACAATGTTGATGCCGAATCTATTATTCATTGTTTTTTCTTCGATGCTATGTCTTTGTAATTTCATCAATATAGTATTGTAGAATTAGCCATTTGTTCACATATTTGGAGTCTTGATAATTATTCGGCACACAAAATTGATTCCACTCATCCAATACTATGAGTGGTATTTCCATATGGTGAACCAGCACATCAATAAATGGTGTTCGTTTCACTATTGGCACACAACCTAAATATAGGCATTCCCATAATCGGTGTGTATCCACCCCATTTCCTTCTGGACAAATACACCATCTATATGTAGCCAACCTCTCAATATTCTCTTTTACGGACACCATTGGCAACATTGGTAATGAAATCGCATTTGCACATTTGAGCCTTTCTTCCGGATTGGTATTGATGTTGAAATTAAAATATACATCTTCCGTTTTTTGCTTTTGCACATAATATTCGAGCTTACCATGTTCCCACATTGAATTGGCGAGTCCAATTGGCAATGGTCGCATTTTGAGATGTAGAAAACACAGATTTTGTCCCCACCAGCAAACTAGGCGTTCACATTTGAGAACAATTTGTATATTCGGGTCTTCCTCTATTAAATTATAATCCGAATTGTGTGTAATAAGTACAAATGGATTTTGTAATAAGTTTACAATTCTCGAAAACAATGCCATTCTGTGCGGATACAAGAAAATAATACGCGGATTGTTGAATGATTCGTCTATATCTGTAAGTAGTAAATGTTTGTCAGTTTGTTCCATAATTCGCGAATTATATAAAAAATCGGCTTCGGTACCCAAATAAATATGCGCTATTTCCTGAATACGTTCGCCAGTTATATAATGGTCCATTATTCAAATACTTATAAACGTAAAAATTACTTATATATAATTTCTTCAAATTATATAATGTTTTCAATTGTTCTTGTTTGCCTCGGCACATTCCAAGAATATATAATGACCAATATTGCGCAATTGATTCGACTGGGGCACACCACTATATATGTGCTGACAAATGCCGAGTTGTTTCCATATTTTGAGCCATTTTGTGATATATTGCGCTTAATTTCGGTGGAAACATTAGAGGATCCTTTCCATTTTGCGGAAAAATCGTCTCTTGACAAAGAATGGCGCACCGGATTTTGGCATTATACATCTGCGCGATTTTTTGTAATCCATTCATTTATGGAGAAATATAGAGTCAACAATGTCATTCATATTGAAAATGATGTTGTTCTGTATTATAATTGCGATGATATTTTAACAGTACCTCTATTGGGTAGTAAGAAAATCCATATTCCGTTTGATTCATATGTTCGCAACATTGCCAGTATTATGTATATTCCAGACGCATCAACATTTGGTCAAATATTATGTCATTATGATTATTCAAATAACGATATGTATAATTTCAGCGTTATACGTGATAAAACAGACTTGATAGACCAGTTTCCTATTTTTGTAGAGGAATCTGGAACCACTGACGTTAGAGGTACTGACGTTAGAGGTATTAGCATTGGAGAACGCGAATTTGTGTCACGGGGATGGTCCCGATTCGGCAAATATATATTTGATGCCGCCGCAATTGGACAATATATTGGAGGTGTAGATCCGCAAAATTGCGCCACGGATAGTCGTGGATTCATAAATGAAACATGTGTTATAAAATACAATGAAGAAGGAACCATTGTGTGGAAAATCGAAAACGGAATCATGAAACCTTTTTTACAAATGAAATGCAAAAAAGAAATCCCAATATTCAATTTACATATCCATAGCAAACAATTGGCACTCTACGTATAAGCATATTTACTTCTTACGTAAGTTGAATCGTCGCAAGAAATATTCTGGTCCTTGTATTCGCTGAACATATTCAAGTCTTAATAGCGCACTTTGTAAGAGAGGTTCTAATTTATTAAGCTCATTTACAGCAAGAGCACCAAAAATCACCTGGATTTCGGGAATCACATCGGCCTTTGTTCCATATACAATTGACGGAGATCTCACAAAATAGAAGAATCGATTCTCGGAACTGCCTCCCATCACTATCCACGAATTCGGCAATTCACCAGCAGGTGCGAGAGGGTCTTCGAGTACACTGATTCCCATTCCCGCCAATTCTTTCATTGATGAAAATGCAATGATTGGTACACGGTATGTATATGCCACTACCCAAATATCCATTATAGTCAAAAAATAATTCTGCGATTCTAATACAACAGTTTTTAAATTGTTACCACGACGTATACTGTCGGCAATCAAACGCTTCCCCTGTATTTCAAACACATTCAGTATTTTATCGAGTAATCCTACCTCTATCAACTTCGAATATCCTTCCCAAATCATATTACGCACACGATCTTCTGTAAATAATTCTTTGAAATAGTCTTGAAGAATGTAGATAAGAGAGCCAAAACTACACTCAGGACTATTCTTGAAATAGATTTCGCGCATTTTTCGAGTTTTGTCTCGTGGAAACACCCATCTGCGCCAATAATTCGTAACTGGATGTCCCTCTACATCTTTGGGATTTTTTGCCATATTTGTGCTCTTACACCGATTAATAATTTCGAGCAGTTCAGACCCAGCTGCCATTTGTTCTTCTAACGACACTTCATTCAAATACTTTTGCGAAATCTTAGGATCCGGATTCGCCATAGTATGCGAAATCCCATTTACATATTGATTACTATAATAAGGAACCATATCTGCAAAATAATCTTTATCCGCTAAATCGGTTTCAACCACAATATATTCGTCGCTATTCACCTTGTATGTTTCATTGCTAATATTTAGCACACTTTGCGGTTTCAAAATGAAATTACGCAAATTGCCATATCGCAATAATTCATCGGCAATACGCACAAAGTATTCAACAGAATTATCTCGTTCGGGGGTTACCAAGTTGTATTTGGGGAAAATACATTGCTGGGACTCTGTGAGCATTCCAATATGTTTATCGCCAGTCAATTGACATAATTTACCCGTCTTATAAATTTCGTCGAGTAACTCATCCGGCATTTGGTTTTCACCAAATATAATTGCCGGTTTCATTATTTTACGCACAATATTCGTCATTTCATCCAGAGAGGTGTTCTTGTTGCGCAATACAACACCGATTTCCTTTAATCTGGCTGGCGCGGATTCAAGGACCGACTTCAAAGTTGTTCGAAATAAGGCATAAAACTCAGCCTCTAATTCAACATTGCGAACAACGCGTGCTCGTTCTTTATCGCCGCCGTCAGCCGTTTCCACAGTTTTCGCCATATCCCTGTAAAACACATAGTTCTCTTCCCCAAGAGGCACCAGACCATCTTCCACATTTTGTTCGGGTGCTTTGATACGCACAAGTTGATTCGTCTCAGTAATTATGCCGACCACCAAACCATCTTCAAATACTTTTACGACTGGTTTACACAATATATTCGGGTTTAGACGAGCCAATTCCTCCAATTCGAGTTTGGTTGTATCATAATCACTATAAATGCGAATATCGTCCATAAATGTTGCCGGAATCACTTCGGGAACCGGCGCAGCCGGCAAACACGGCACCACAACTGTATTGCCCGAAATAGTAGACCGCAACATCAAATATACGATTTTTCCCTGATAATTCCATACTTGTTGTTCGATAGTATATGTATTTAGCCCTCGTATTTCCTCTAATAACTTGAATAATGCCATCGGCTGTTTAAATGCAACCGATCCATCCTGTGTGCCGTATTTTTTGGTAATCGATGCCCGCGGTTTACAATAGTTCTCAATAGTACTCGCCATAATTTTGTATATAGACGGGAAATCTTTCTCGACAAATAGAGGCACCACATTTGGCTCATCCTTGCCATTCGGCGTATATTTATACAACGGCAAATAAATATCGTTCGTCTTAATCATAAACACACTCTCTCGACCAATAGAAAACTGGTTCGCAGAATAAGAACTGGTGGGACAAATAATGTCGATGTTTTCTGTCACATCATTGTTCGTTATTTCCATCAATACTAAATTGAGTCCATTACGGAAAAGACCAGGTGTTGCCACAATATCCCAGAAATATTTGTGGTCAATGACCGATTCGGGGTCTTCCAAAAATACGAGAAACCTCTCATATGCCCGGCGTAATTTGCGAAAGAAATTATAATGGTCCTTGTTCTTCATATCCAGGAATCGATATACACTGCTCTTTACAAAATACGAATCCACCTCTACAAAATCGTCGTCATCCGCACGTATTCCATCATCAAACAAAGATATATATGTGCCATTACCATACTGAACAAACTCATCAATTGAAATCGAATTAACAATGATTTTCAGGAACTCGGGTACCGAAGGTGTGCGTATCTTATTAACGCGCGCATAAATATCGGCAAATGCGGCAACAATTGACCGATTGCGCGATTCCATAACATTGCCATTTGCCTGTGTAATCGTTTCTTGGCGAATACCATATCGTAATATGGTGGTTGTTTTATCGCGGATTGCCGAGCTGTTTGTTTTACTAATATGATTTGCATAATTGATTTGGAGAAAATATTGAACGGCATATTGTGCGAATCCCCAGCGACCAGGGTCGACCTGGGTTTTATCGGCGCCAATAATGTAGAGGTTATCAAGTTTTGTTGGTACAGGCGCAGCAGTCTTGGTACTCGCTTTTCCCATACATTGATCTCGACGATCTTTGTGTAGCTGTGTGTCCCACTCGGAAAAACAACATGGCAAACAATATCCATCGGGGTGAATATCAGTTTTGAATCCGGGAAAATGTTTCACGTATTCTCCCGATTTCATATGTTCTTTGGGCGCATTAAATTCAAATACATTCTTCTTCTTTTCGGCGGCAGTTTTGCCGCATTTTCCGTCATCAATATCTTTTTTGGTCATACTAGTATTCGTTTTGAAGCACCAAAATCGGGGGCAAATATACCAGTTTTTGTTTTCGGGCGATGACCCGTATTCGACAGCCTCTGTATATGAACCGCGATAATCTTTGTCAATCTTGTCTTTTTCTTCTTGGGTAAGAACGACGGGTTGAAGCATGGATTGACATACACGAGTATAATGTTTAAATTGGCCATTTTTAGTTTGAGTGAATGAGAACAATTTGGGGTCATGTTCTTTGAGTTTATGGATGAAAATCTTTTTGGATTTAGAGGTAGTATTGTACTCGGATTCGGCGCCTTCTTCGACGCCTTCTTCGATTCCCTCTAAGTCATCATTGTCACCAGGTGCGCCTCCTGATAAGTCGTCATCATCTTCTTCTTCATCATCCGATTCCAAAAACTCAGTTTCGCTGACTTTTGATTGATCCTCTTCTTCATCATCCGATTCCAAAAACTCGTCCAAATCAATTTCATCTTCGCTTTCAACCTCTCGTATTGCATCGCGTTCCTCAAACTGCATGAGCAATTTATTAATATCAACTGGTTGTGCTTTTACTGCAGGTTCAGCTTCCATATTGGCCTCTTCCTTTGCTTCGACATTTGCTTCGACATTCGCATCTTCTTCCTCTTGAATAGCAATATTACATTTCTCGACCAATGTAGGGTCATCCGTAATAGACAGTCTCACTAAACTATCAATATATATACTAATTGTTTCGATATATTTGATATTGTTCAAATTATGTACAACTATTTTGATTTCGCGTTTTTCTTCGCCTTTTTTCCTCTCTTCAATCGTTGTTAAAAATCCGGGATTCTTGATTGATTCGAACATATTTGTGCGTTCAACAGCACGATTGTTATGCTTGCCCTTCATATAATTGAGATTCTCCTGGTATTCCAACAATCTCAAAATTGCGTCCTTGTTGCTCATTCCATAGTTTTTCATCAGTGCCTCTATTACTTCTGTTTCACTTGCCGATTTCTTGTAGACTTCGCTAATAAGCGCACTCTGCGCATCCATCTTCTTGAAGTTGTCGACGCGTTTGTAGCGCAACACAATTTTCTCTTTTGTCGCATCCGCAATATCAAACAAAGCAAATGCACATCCATTGTTCAGTTTGAACTGCGTTTTCATATCAAAAGTGGTAGAATATGATAAATTATTGATTTTAATAGAGGAACTATTTAGAGATGTAAAAAACGGCACTTTGTATCCGCTTTTAGACAAATAGTTGTCAAGTATTTTTAGAAATGGATTCACAGTCTGGTCCAGCAAATATTCGAGTTCTCTTATCGATGCTGTTGCAGGAATCTGTTTCTTGTCTTTTTCCCCGCGATTATCCTCTATGGTAGTCCGCATCACTTTTCCTAGAATACGAATAGTGCCATCATTCTCAATATTGATAAATACATTATGGGTATCATTGTAAATCGAAATGTGTTTGTAATTTGCAGACCCATTAATTAGCGATGTGATTTTGCGATAAGAGAGGGCTGGAATACGTTTCCCCGATTTTGTAGATGATGTGCTATACAGACGATAAATCGGGTCGCGCCTTACACCAGGTTTATATCGAATAAATGGCCACTCGCGTGTACTATGGATATTTTTGAATATTGCGTCCAGAGAAAAAAGGGCGCGCGATTTACTAAATAGTGTAATATCATATTGATGGATTCCGCGCTCCTGATATTTCAATGCCAGTTTTGAACTATTGTAATATGTATCATAGAGGAACTCGATTACTTGTGGGGTCATGTGTTTAACGGGGTCATTTTGATATTCCGGAAAATAAATCTGTAATACATCGCCATCTGGGATGCCTATTTCGCGTGTATATGTGAGTACATCTTCTGCAAAATATACATATATGTTATTATCGACGAGAGGTCCTGCGTTCATAAATATGGAATTACCCGAATAATTGATGGAATCAACATATTTTGAAATACTTAGACCGGGAACTATATACATTGGATTTGCCGGAAATACATAATCAAATGGTGTGAGTGTCATTCCTAAACCAATGGTTATAGGTCTTGTATCTCCGTGCTTTATACCACTGTTCAAAATATCTTGTAGATCAAATGTGGCCGATGCCTCTATTTGTGACATATCGATTTCTAAATTAGTGAGTAATTGGCGGAAAGATGTTTCCCCATTTGACAGATTAATATTTGAAATATTGATTTGATTGTTAGTCTCAGCGCACAAATAAATCTGGTTGGGAGTTATGTCTCCATTGGGTGTGTCTCCATTGGGTGTGTCTCCATTGGGTGTGTCTCCATTGGGTGTGTCTCCATTTATTAGTTCATTCACAATTTTGGCCTTAATTTGGGAAATGGTGTCATCGTGATTAATACGTGTATTAGAGGGACCTGTTCCTCCAAAAACAATGGTCTTTTCTATATTTTTGCCTCTCATAATACAGACATTATAAACAGGCGGTTTTACTAACATTTGGCGCGTAATATACTTATTATGAGGATATATTTCATATATATATTTCTATACATATGAGCTTTTTTGTATATTTACTTTTATCATCAGCACGCACTGGACAACAAACATATGTTGGTGCAACAGTCGATTTAGACCATCGACTAAGACAACACAACAAGGAAATCAAGGGCGGAGCACGTGCAACCAGTATCCAAGTTGAGAGAGGCGAAACATGGGAACGTGTTTGTCACGTTGCTGGATTTCCAACTTGGCAGGCGGCGCTTCAATTTGAATGGCGGTGGAAACAATTATCGCGAAAAATAAATGTGCCGCAAATGGACCCGCTTATACGAAAAGTCCATGCTCTAAATCAGTTGTTATCATTGGAGCAATCGACTTCGAAGGCAGTTCCGTATGATGAGTGGCCATGCCCGCCACAAGTAATTGTGGAGTCTGAAAAATTGAAAAACGCGCATATTTTGTGTTCGATTTACAAAGATAAAACTAGCAACAACAATGAACAGTCAAACAATGAACAGTCAAACAATGAACAGTCAAACAATGAACAGCCACCCAATGACCACCCGAGCAAAGTCGCGTAAAATAATCACAGAGAAGCAAACCAAAATGGTCGAATACACATTGAAAACATTTAATTTGTTTAAGATGCGCATGTTTTCGATGATTTCGGCAATGATAATGGGATATGCATTGTTTGTTTTGAAGATGCCAAATATTGTAAAAATATTAAATATTTGTTATTTAACAAGTGCAATTATAATAATGAAAAACGTGGACAAAGAATATTATTGCGAGACTGATGTGGATAATCAAATATTTATGTGGTTGATCAAGAATATATTTGGGAAAAAAGTGGCGATTATTGAGGAGGATGAAGATAAAGATGATGAAGATGATGACTCGGATGAAGATGACGATGAAGATGATAATGACTCGGATGAAGATTATATTCCTGGCGAAGATGAAGATCCTTACCGAAAAAGAAGAGTGCGAAAACTGCCAGTAACAGAGGATGAATGTGTATCAGGAGAGTGTGATTTATGTGACGAACCCGATAAGGTTGTATCAAGAGAATATGATGAAGCAGAAGATGTAGAAGAGTCTGCAAATGAAGACTCAGATGAAGACTATGTGCCGGGAGAAGATGAAAATCCTTATCGCAAGAAAAAGATACAAAAAGTTTGTGTAGAAAATATTGCTAAACAAACAGATGCGATTGAACAAACAATAGAGGAAAATGTAAACATAAGAAGTGTGTCTGATGATTATGTCTTAGCTGAAATGTAATGACCACGAAATGTAATGACCACAAAATGTAATGACCACAAAATGTAATGACCACAAAATGTAATGACCACAAAATGTAATGACCACAAAATGTAATGACCACAAAATAATACATATGTTTTTATTGAATTCATCGGTCATACGCCGAATATTGACATTACCGGTCATATGCAGGATTATCTCGAATCATCATCCCACAATATTTCTTCGGCTCTTTTTTATAGTCACGCGGACTATGGATTCCCGCCTCTTTTGCCTCTAACAACAGGAATTTAAAATTATCCCAAAATTCATCTTTGTGTCCCACCGATTTTGTGGCAATATGACTCAACTCATGTATAGCAACAAACGTCAGTGTATGTTCATCAATTGGGTCCGTTCCATTTTTCTCGGTATTTAAACAAAACGCAATTTTCTCACCCTTATTCTCGCTATATGCCGTCAATTCGCTAGTAGGAAGAGTCTCCATTATTTTTTTCGGGTTAAATCCCTTAACCAACCGCTGGACATTCTCTTTATCTGGATATTTTTGTCCCACATAGTTGACAAGCTCTTTACATTTACCTGTCGCCCGCGCTAATAAATCCGCATTTTCCGCCACTTTTCCAGATTCACGCACACAATATTTGTTGCCGTCCACAGTTGACACCACACATTTCAGTTCAAAATCACTTTTGTCAAAATACATAAACCCAGACACAAATAATATGAAAAGTATGATGACATACACAAAAATAGCATCTTTTTCCATTAGATGCGATCTATATTAGAATGACCGAAAAGAAACTTATAACAACAAATTATTCCAACTTCACATATTTTTCCAGCATTTTCTCGGTTGGTGGTGCTCTACCAATTACAGATACAATCATATTTTCACGCCTAAAATATTTTCGAATAGCATTGTTTATTTCACCAACTGTGAGAGGCTTGATTATTTTTTCATATACTCGGTCATATTCGGGATAATCCGCAATACCAAACAATGCATTTTTTGCATTATAACTAGCAATCGAGTCCGCATTTTCCACGGATACCAACATCTTCCCGCGATAACTGCTCTTCGCCAATTCGAGTTCTTGCCTAGTTATTCCATCTTTAATTAGGTCACAAATCATTTGAATAATGAGAGGAAACACTCCTGGTTTATCTTTTGCGCCATTAACAAACACTTTGTTCGCATCACATTCAGCATAAAACAAGAAACTTCCAGTGTGTTCATAATAATCATTGCTAGCATACGAAGTGTATGTTAATCCGTTTTCCTCTCTTAAAATCATAAAAAGTCGACTAGACATTGAACCGCTCAAAACACGTTTCAGCATTTTCAAAATATATCGGTCTTTGTCATATATCGAACATGTACGAAAGCCGATGCATAAATGGATGGAATTAATTGGCGCACGAACAATTTTGTATACAGGTCCATTTATTGGCGCCAGGCTGAGAATTGGCTGAGGCGGACAAGACACCGGACGCGATTTTGCAAAAAATGAATGGGATACGGCATCGCAAATTGAATTAAACGAATTGGCCGAACAAACACTCAATATCATTTTGCTGGGAATGTAAAAAGTTTTATACATTTCAACCAACTTAGCGTGTTCTAATACATGCGCACCATTGTGATATTTGAGTTCATCAACCGAATGCTCATAGGGCGAACCGGAATAAATGACCGCATCCGCGTTTTCGAGAACATTCATTTCACAATCATCGGCATCGCGAATCATTTCTTCGCGCACAACAGCCTTTTCTTTTTCGTATTCTTTTTTATCAAACACTGAGTTTAAAAGTATGTCGGATAACAAATGAATATATTGGGGCACATTTTCGGAAGTCGTATCGATATAGTATTTTGTATAGCGTTTGTCGGTGAATGCATTGATATAGGAGCCAGTTTTATCAATTAGTGTAGAAATCTCGAATGATGTGGTGTATTTATGTGTGCCTTTAAAACACATATGTTCGATAAAATGCGCAGCACCGCGAAAATTTTCGGCTTCATGAATACTACCCACATCGCAAATCACTTGGATAGATGCGGATTTTAATCCAGTATGTGATTTTTGGTGAAATACTCTAAATCCATTGTCGAAGGTTCGACTTTTCATATACTATATAGCATTATATTTGGATATAATACAATATTATTTTAATTGTGTTGGCGTCGACGAGACTTTTGTTGAGACTTTCGCTTGGTTCCCTTGGTTCCGCTCTGCTTATGCTTGGTTCCCTTGGTTCCACTTCGCTTGGTTCCGCTCTGCTTATGCTTACTTCTGTTTCCATAACCTCCATCATGTTGGTCTACATCTTGTGAAAAGAAGTCTTCATCAAACTCAATAGAATCGAGCTCAATTGGAAAAGACGCACTTGTATTCTCTATTTTTTTTTGTTCAGTATGACCTTTTTTTCGTTTTATATAATCCTTTTTCTGCTGAATTTGTTTTTCATGCATTTTATTATATTTTTTAACAGCATCTTCTATTTTATCATGAGGTATAGTTGTCATAGATAATGGCTCTGTTGGTCTATGCGCATTATATCTTTTATATGCTCTATGCCATTCTAAATCAGAAAACGCACCAATTTCATCGATCAATTTTTTTTCGATCTCGGCTTCACTTAATCCGGCTAAAACAGCTTTGCGTTCATCAATGCTCATTTCGGCTAATCTTCTTTTTCTATGTTTTGGGGAACTCATATATATAATATTAATATTTAATGTTTGTGCCTTTGTTTTCGATTTTTCTTGGTCTTCTTTGACTTCTTAGACTTTTTTCTCTTCTGTGATTTTTTCTTACCACCTTTGTGTGAAGTGTGTCCATCATCAAAAATACCAAGATCAATATCTTCATCATCTATATTGTTATTTTTTTCAGGAAACAAATTATTGTATTCTATATCTTCCAATATAATATCATTATTATTATTGTCATAATCCATTATATCCTCTCTCATTAATGCATCAGCATCGGGCATATAAGCACTAGATGCATCAGCATTCGGCACATTAGCATTCGACGCATTAGCATCGGGCATATCCGCATCATGTTCATTAAAAAATCCACTATCTATAAAGATATCTAGTGCTTTATTTAACTTCGAATTATCATTATATATTTCTCTACGTCTTCTAGTAATTGCTTCGCGTTTTTCTTTATATTTTTGTCTTTGGAACTCCCGATTATATTCAGTTAGGTATGCAACTCGCACTGCCTTTTCCGGCTCGGTTAATGAGTCATATTTTTGAACACTAAGGATACGTTCAACTTCCGGTTCATCTATCTTAAAATGATCAGCAACTTTCTTTACCGCTTTGCTACGAACTGATTCATTTGCATTTTTTCTTATATGAATAGCATTATTATCTGGATTGGCTTTTTTTGTTATTCTACGCAAATAACGCTCTTTATCATTTTCTTTATTTTTTTCTTTAATTTCTGGATCATTACGATAAGTTTTTGCGTAAGCTTTATATTGTGGCGTTGAACGATACTGTTTATGTCTTTCGATTGATTGGGCAGCTTGTTCGGGTGTAAGATACGATTGCTTTGCTTGTCTATATTGAAAAGAACGACGATCTTCTGCTTTTATATATGGAGTATTTAATTGTTTAAAAGAGTTTATTAAATTATGGTGATCTACTGTACCAGCTGCTTTTTCATAAGCTGTTTTTATTAGTTTTTCATTATATTCAAGATTATTAATGTCTGTATTGATTATGTTATCGAGTACTTCGTCCGTAATGCCAAATTTATTTTTTATAATAGTTCTTGGATCAATATTGGTCGTATTCGCACTCATATATATTATATGTTATATAATATATTATATACGTCTTTGGATTATATAGGTCTTCGAGTCTTTTTACCTTTTCTTGTTTTACCTTTCCTTGTTTTACCTTTCCTTGTTTTACCTTTCCTTGTTCTTCTCTTTCCACCTTTACGAATATTTGGCGTTATATCATCTAAAACCTCAAAATCAATATCTTCAAGAAAAATATCTGCATCCGCATTACTAATATCCGGGGTTTCTTCCATCATAGTATATGGTTCTTCTTCATCATCAAAAAAATCACTATTAATCAATGAATTTATTGATTCCTTAAATGCTTTATTTTGTTCTCGTTTCGACTTTATATAATTTCTTGATTTCTCAATATCTTTATTATAGCGGTCTCTATGTGCTTGCTTAATTTTTTCACTATTTTTTTTATAAGTAGCTTTATGTAATAATCTATTATATTCTTTTTTATATTCTACTCTATATTTATTTCTTTCTTCGATTTCTGGTTCAGTTAAGCCAAAATTACTTTGATGATTAAGGCTATGTTCAATTTCATGCACATCTTTACCAAGTTTTTTTGCCATATTCTGGATAACCATTGTTCTAATATTATTATTTGTATTACGTCTTGTTGGAACAGCATCTTCAATTAAATGAATATCGCTCATTATATATTAGTTATACATTTTACGAACTGTTTTTCTCTTATATTTTTTCCCTAAATATTTTTTATTTTTTTTAACAGATTTTTGTTTTCCACCTTTGCGAACATTTGGTGTTATATCATCTAAAACCTCAAAGTTAATGTCTTCGAGAAAAATATCCGCATCTGTATCTGGAAATTCTTGAACCATACTGTCTTGTTCTTCATTTAAAAAATCACTATTTATCAATGATTTCATTGATTCATTAAATGCTTTCTTCTTATAATGGTTTATTAATCCCCGGTGTCTCATTAGTTCAATATCTTTATTATAATAATCTTTACGCCTTTTCTTAATTTCTTGATTATTTTTTTTATAAGCATTCCTATGTGCTAATTTATTATATTCTTTTCTATAATATGCTCGATATTTATTTCTTTCTTCAATTTCAGGATCAGTCAGACCAGAATTGCCTAGATGGCTAAGACTATATTCAATTTCGTGCGCATTTTTATCAAATTTCTTTGCCATATTCTGGATAACTATTGTTCGAATATCATTATATGAAAGATTTTTTGGAACAGCATCTTCAAGTAAATGAATATCACTCATTATATATTAGTTATACATTTTACGAGCTGTTTTTCTCTTATATTTTTTCTCTAAATATTTTTTATTTTTTTTAACAGATTTTTGTTTTCCACCTTCATATGTCATATCAATATTATTATCCGTCTCACAATTTAAATGTTGACTAGATTCTTCTCGAATATTTTTCAAATTCTGTCTTTTTAAAAATTTTTGGTATTCAGTTTTATATTCATTTCTTATTTCAATTTCCGGTTCCGTCAAACCAGTATCTGTTTTATTATTCACAATATATGTTATCCTTGGTATATCAATATTGTATTTGCTCGCTAAATCTTGTATTATTTTTTGTATTCTTTGTTTTTTTATTTTATAGTTTTCTTTTTTTCTTGCTTTACATTCTGGCGATCTAAAATATTTATTTCGCACAGCTCGATACTGTGGGGTTGCTTGTAATATTTTCATTTTTTCTTTACTTTCCGGCCGTTCAGTATATTTTTTTCGATAATCCTTATATTTTTGCGTTTGATGATATTTTTTTACAGCATCTTTGTATGCTTGTGTTTTTTGGTATGCTTTGACTTGCGCCAATTTTCTAGCTTTTTTGTCTTCGGCCGACTCTGCTACAATCGGCTCTTCTTCAAACTGTTCATTTTGGTGTAAAGCATCATATAAAAAATCTATATCTTCTTGTGAAATATTATCTAATTCTTCATTTGAAAAAATATCTTGAAGAATAGTTGCATCTTCTTCTAGAAGTGTATCGTCATTATCATCATCCATAAATAAACTTATCCTATATTATTACACAAAATAATTATTATAGTAATAATTATTTCCAGATTCAACTCAAAATGTAAAATGCTTGGTGCTCATCATTTTCCATAACTGATTTGCCGATCAATGTAAATCCACATTTACCAGCCATATTCAAAATATCTTTCTCACTTTCCATATAAAGTTTGCGTTCATTTTGACGTACTTTTTGTGTTGCTCCATCCGTAAATGTTTCGACAAATGACGCACACTTGTTACATATATCATATTTTGCGTTATAATTGAAATTATCAAATTCAACTTCCGTGCGAACAATGCGTTTGTCCGCATACTTTTGCGGATTATCGAGAAGCATCGGTGTTCCAACTGGCACAATAGTATTGAAGCGGTCCTTATTCACCAAATGTAAAACTAAATATCCACCACCTCTCAACCAATATCGGCAATTGGAGAAAAACTGACTCTTGTTTTCGATTTCATAAATGGTATAATAGAGGCACAAAATATGCGTAAATTGGACTCGTTCAAATGCCATTGGGTCAAGTACATCGGCTTGTTTTACCGGCGCGTCCGTTTTTGCTTTGGATATTGCAACCATGTCTGGCGATTTTTCGACACCGACACATTTAGCACCTGACTTGGCCAGTTCACGTAGTGTTTCACCTGTGCCAGATCCTACATCGAGAAAAACACTATTATCATCGGCACCAGTAATTTTGAGTATTTGCGACAACTCTGTTTTTGCGCGGTCTTCGGGTAAATGGAGTTTGTCATATATTTTTGCATAAAAATCATCATATGAATCGCCATCCATTTTCAAGGTGAAGCTTTCTTTCTGTGTAAATCCCTCTATGTTTTTTTGCCTAAATAATATTGTAATAATTGCCAGAGCAGTGAGCACAAACAAAATGACGATTAGCGACGGCATATATATTATGAATAAACTTATTGTGGCTGGCGTAACTGCGTTCGTGTAGAATTGAAAAATCGGTCTTGGCCAATATGTGCCAAATAGGGTCGCGCTTTGTCTTCGAATGCGGGTTTCTCGAATAATTTGGGATAGGGTTGTACACTGGGTCTAGACACGACTTCCACATTATAGAGATCGCTGGTTGAACTGGGCACATATACGGATTGCGACGATTTCTGGATGGCCATTGTCTGGTTGCGCAAAATAGTCTCGGTATCGATATTTCGCATATAGGTTTTGAAAGGACCACTACGAGTAGCCGGGCTGAAATTTTGCGACACATTATGTTCAATTGTGGGAAGAATCGGTGTTTTAGTTTCGACTTTGTATGGCAAATTGTACTTAGTTGATTGCGGGCGCGGAGAAAAACAAGGTTCTAATGGTGTGTCGGGAAATTGACGACTTGCGAGACGCTGGTTCAATTCGTCGGTGCGTTCATGTTGTGATACAATTAGTGTGCGATGAACACCATCAATGAGACCATTTGATTTATTTTCATTATTCGACAAGAGCATAATATATATTAGATGCGAAAGATTTTATATTTTCTTATTTATCTATATAATGAAAACCCTATTTCTAATATTGGTTATAATGCTTATGCTTGATTCGGTTTATTTGTATTTAACTAAATCTATATTTGGTCAGCTTGTTGCTAAAATACAAAGAACTGCGCTCGAACTAAAAATGATTAGTTTACCCATTGTGTATATTTTGCTGGCAATCGGCCTCTATGTATTTGTTGTGGAACCCGGAAAAACTTTATGGCATGCAGCACTTCTTGGCCTTGTTATTTATGGTGTGTTCGATTTCACTAATTATGCGATGTTTAAAAAATATGATTTGTCGGTGGCATTGATGGATACACTGTGGGGGTCGGCACTGATGGTGCTTACTACATATATAGTAAGATTGGTCTAATCATGATAAATCAAAATTTATATAAAGTGTAAATATATAATGAATCCAGATTTAGAAAAAATACCAGATCAAGATGAATTAAATAAATTTTATGATAAAATAGATTTAAGATCAAATCCACCCCGGAATGGTGATAAATTAATTTTTAAACGAGGTAATAACCCAAATTTTATAAAAATTCTTCATACAGAAGTTCTTCAAAATACCCGAAATATTCGAAATACCCTATCTTTTAAAAATGCCGATTTAAAAATTACACTTAAAATTCGACTTGATCCAATAAATTCAATTGATATGTCATTTTTCGAATCATCATTTGATGAAGGTACTGGTCAATCATTGTACAAATTTAATCCTGAAAAATGGTTGGCATCTAATCCAACAAAACAGTTAGTATACATAAATCAAACAGCACTTAATAATCAACTTGATACCGGTAATTTAATGGATGTAGACGAGTATATTTATGGTAAAAAACATAGCTCAAATAATGACAAAACAGATGCGGAAGCAGTTGGTTTATATAAAGAATTTTTTGGTTTGGATAAATCTCGTAAAGGTGGAAAAAGAAAGTCTGGGAAGTCTAAGAAGTCTAAGAAATCTAGGAAATCTAGGAAACATAAAAAATAATCCATAACAAAATGAAAATCACACAAAATTTATATGTTATATTGGGGTTAGCACTGATGGTGATTACAATCTATATAGTAAAATTAGTTTAACCAAGAAATACTACTTTAGTATTTGATATGGAACCGCTCTGGGTTCCGCTACCGCTAACGATAGTACCATGGGATCCGCTACCGCTAATGATAGTACCATGGGATCCGCTCTGGGATCCGCTAATTATCGGTTTCCATCGTTCCTCTAATTTAGCCACCATTTCCTCAGTAATTGTCCCAATACCTTCATAAAATTCCGCCACAATCGGGTTTGTCTTAATTTTATTTGGATTAAACCCGGTCAAATACAATCCATCCAGTGACCGCATACGACTCAACCCCACATAACTCTGCCCATACTCAAATATATTTGAACCTAAATCTATTTGCGCCAAATCTAGCGTCACTCCCTGTGATTTATGAATCGTAAATGCCCATGCTAACCTCAGCGGCACTTGTTGTATTCCCAGTCGTGGATAGTCTCCGTGCTGATATATTTTTGGAGGAATCAGCATTTCTACACCATTTAGAAATTTTACTCGCGGTGCAATATTTGTAATTAAATTCTTGCCATCATTATGGCTTATAAAATCCGTTACTATTCCAAGCGACCCATTGCATATTCCAGCATCCGTATCCAGATTCGCCAAGCACATTACAATTGCGCCCTTTTTCAAGCATAATTTTTTCATCAGTTTGTTATTTTCCTCAAATAAATCCAATTGTTGGTCAACTTCTTCTGGTTTGAGGAAATCACACCTCATCAAGATTTCCGGTGGAATCGCTTGTCCCGTCTCCACGTATGTCGATAAACGCATATGGCGAGACGAATCGTATACATGTTCTTCATCAGTTAATTTTGCATACATACTATTATTAATTCGCTCGGCATCAGCATTGCGCGGAAATAATTTTGTGGGTACAATTCCATTATGTTCAGCCGGATCATACTGTGCGCTCATACGCGACTCCAACAGTTTCACCGATTCGGGTGTGATAACACCTTTACGAACTTCATCTAAAATCTGGACAAACTCTGGGTTTTTATGCCGGAAAATGGTTTTTAACAAGATATGAGATTTTGGGCTAAATGTAGTTTTCCAAATAGGCGATTCAAAACAAAACCGAACAGTTTCGGGTTCATCGCGTTTTCCAACTGGCGGTAGTTGATAAAAGTCCCCAATGAAAATCACTTGAATTCCGCCAAATGGCTCAGAAGATTTACGAATAAAACGACCAATATTGTCGAGCACTTCCATCATCTTCTGCGACATCATACTGACTTCATCTATTATGAGAACTCGCGCCATTTTCCAATTCTGGATAGTTTTGCGATTTCTGGTTGCACGATCGACAATTTCGTGGACTTCACCTTGACACAACCCAATACCACTCCATGAATGAATTGTCCGTGCTAAACAATTTAGCAAAACGGCGGCACATCCAGTCAACGCGCAAACTCCATGATTAATATTTCGCTCTACTAAATCCCGTTTTATAGTTTTTATAAGGTATGATTTGCCAGTTCCACCCGGCCCAGTAATAAATAGATTGCTTCCACTACGATATTTATAGTACGCATATTTCTGTTCTAAGGATAAGCATTCAATGTCTTGTTCGAGAGATTGTTGGCTGCCAGATAACACTGTGGTATTTTGTAAGGCAACCTTTTGTGTATTCATATATAAATTTGCTTCATCCACACTGTTGAACTTCTTGTATTCGGCACCTTTGTAGCCAGTTGTTTGTGCTTGGCATTCTTCCCACGTTTGGTATATTCCAGGAACCATTCCAATTTTGACTGCGTAATATGATGACGACATTTTGGTTATTTAGTGAAAAATTATAATCATAATAATAATTATTCAATTTTTTGGCATAAACATTTCGACACACTATGTAATAAGTATATGTCGACAACTGATGCTTTTATAATCAAGCATTATACAATTTTAACTTCATTTAGTCATCGATCTATCTACATTAAATTGACCGACACAATTGGTTATATTCATTACGAGGCATATCTTGACAGTAGTGATTTTCATATTGCATTGCCAATCGAGAGTGTGTATCAATTGATTACAAATTGTTTTGCCGAGGATACCGGTTACAATGTGAATATTAGCGTGTCTGGCAAAACAATGACGATTCGATTTCACGCGCAAATCAATGGATTTATTATGTTTGATTTTCCGGTTCACATTAAAGAGAAACTTATTACCACAGATGGCCAACTTACATTGTCATTTAATCGCATTGAAGAGAGGCAATTACAAGTTGAGCGTAAAACAGATAAACTTGTGGAAGATGTGAATATTTCGCTCAAAAATGTTGTGGATGAATATCGTAAAGTATATGCAGATACACAAAATGTGGTTGAAACACGGTGCAACAATGTGCAAGCCATAGTTGATGAACGGTGCAACAATGTGCAAGCCATAGTTGATGAACGGTGCAACAATGTGCAAGCCATAGTTGATGAACGGTGCGCTAACATAGAAGTATCTATTAATAAGTGGTGTGCAGATGTACAAGCCATAGTTGATATACGGTGCAACAATGTGCAAGCCATAGTTGATGAACAGTGCGCAAATACTATATTACATCTAGAAAACACCATCAACAACCTCGAATCTCGAATAAAAAAACTCGAATCTCTAATACTCAACAGTGAAATTGATATCCGCATGAATACCACTTTTGTATCTCTTAGCGCCACCTCTATTACTACCCCCGCTGATAACTACTTGAAATTTGACAAACTATATTTGTTCGAAAATCTTCAACAACTCCATTTTATTCCAATTACCTTGTGTGATTTGTCAAAATGTCATTTTCCACATTTGAAAGAACTATATTTGGATGGCGGTGGAAAAACGCATTTTCGCTCATTATTGGGTATATCTGGAATGCCAAATTTAGAACATATTTCAATTATAAATGCACCCGGACTAACTGCCGTAAACACCATATTGCCACCAAATCATAAAATCAAATCTATCCACGTAAAAGATTGCCCGGGAATCAACATGGATGGACTCAGTATTTATTGCCGCGTCAATCATATTCAATTGGTGAAAACTTAACATAATAATTATGTTTAAGATCACATAGTAATCGAATATGTTCATATTGAAGCTCACTCATATGCCGTGTACTATTTGTAGTGTAATATGGATTGTGAAATATGGGATGTTCTTTGCCGGGTGGTAAAAAAATATCAAATCCAGGTTTTTCAAAGTATTCATATTTCAAAAATGAGTGTTCGTAATCTTGGATATTATTCATTAATAAAAGTTTTCCTAGTTCTGGAAATATACGTCGGCGAATGTTGTAAACCGCATTTTTCTCGCAATCCATCATTATAGCAATATGTACATTATTAAATTGTTGACTAGCGGATATGCTTTTTTCTCGAATGCCTCTCAGCACAATGATTCTTGGTGCGATAAAACAAAACGAGTTCATATAATTAGTTTGTATATAGCAAACTATTTATATTATTTATACAAACACACTTAATCCATTTTTGTTTTCTTGTAATCCTTCCACGACACCGGGTTGGGTTCAACGAAAACAGGCTCAGTTGTACCGCGTTCTTTATCCAAATTATCACCTCTACGAATAGCACTATCCACATATAAATCGCGCAAGATTGTGCCTACTTTCACCGAGGCATCATATTGGTCGAGTTGTCCCTCTTCAATTTGTTTTAAAATGCCAATGAAATCCACCATTAATTTCATATCAAGTTCATCTTTCAGTACCTTGCGAAAAATGTCGGTGTAATTGCTAAATAAGAAAGGTGCCGAAGTAGCACATAAATGGTTATACTTCTCTTCCTCTACCATTCTCATATGGAAATGGTCCTTTTTAATACGACATAATTTGCCAATATCTTCGAGGATAAGTTCACTGTGTTTTAGCTCGCGAATGCGCTCGGTGTTATTTACGTAGTCGTCGCTATTCATAAGCGATTTCATATTTAGACTCTGTGTAAAACTATTACTCATTTATACTATTTGAACAATTATTCTTTATAAGTTCTTTGCGCAAAAATAAATAATATGCGAAAATTATATAACTTCGCATATGTCAGCATCAATTAGCGATTTTGATTTAAATGTGATTGATAATATGTCTGTTGAAGGATTTTATGCTATTTCATTTTTTGGATTAACACTTGCCTCTATCAATTACATGGCTGAACAATTCGAAATCAAAATGAATTGGTCATCAGTGAGAAATATTCCGGATGCAACTAAATATTCGTGGTTGTGGTCAAATGTGGAAAATAATATGAGAGGCACAATTACAAATGCCGAAGAACAGATTACGCAACAAATTGTTATGAATCCGGTTGTAAAATCTCTGGATGATGCTACAAACAAAATGAATGCTGCATTGTCGAATGTATCCAAAGATGTAAAATCATTGAAGGAAAAAGTGGATGATGCGGATTTGTATAAGGACAAAAAAACATCGGCATTAGCAGTGGCCCTTCAAAACAATATTTTAGCATTAAAAGAGGGAATGCAGAAAGTGATCGCCTCTCTTATTGTACAGAGGCATATTAGTAATGGCACAATTAAAATGATGAATGGGACGCGGTCTCTTCAAGAAAGTGTGCGCCTTGCAGTGAATAAAGTGAGTGGACAGAACCCTATTGCGGCACCATTGCAAGAGGCAGAACCGCCGGAAACTGATACTTTATCTGGTGATTCATCGACAGTCGTGCCTTTATCTGGTCCGCCAAGGCCGGTTCCTTCATCAACCGTCATGCCTCCTTCGTCTGGACCGGCTCCCGCCTCTGGATCAGCTCCCGCCTCTGGATCAGCTCCTCAGGTCGCCTCAAAAAAAAATCCCCCCAAGAAAAAGAAGAAATAAATCATATGCCTCTATTGTAAATGGGATATTACTGGGAAAACAACAAAATATATATTATTATAACAATTGCTATTTTATGTATCTGGTTATTTGCAGTAAGCATCATGTTCATTGATATACAAATCCAAATTGCAGCAACAAGCAACGATACTTGTAGTAATCCAGTCGCAATGTATTTTGACAAAGCCAATCGTGAAAAATGTCTTCGCTTGGCTGCCGAAAAGAAATCAAATGTTGTTCATAAAGTCACAGACACATTCAACAAAAATGTGGAAGGCGTTATTAAAAAAACCGAGAATGTATTGAACCAAATAAAAAGCGTCGAAAATCACTACAATGGAATACAAGAACGCAAAGAAAAAGAACGTGCCCAAAAAATCGAAACTGCGCAAAAAATGTATAACGAAGTGTATAATCTGGTAAACAAGATCCGCAAAGATTACAAAGAGAACCAAGATAGTTTAGTAAAACTAGTAGATTATTATGAAAATACATTTGAATACAATCAAAAAATAATGGTAGAATTAGCCTCTCAATTAGTAAATAAATTGGTGGCAAACACATTCACAAAAAAATATGATACACAGAGACAGAATATGGTCAATAGCTACGACAAAATTAAACAATTTTTAGAAACATTTAGCAAAGAAAAAATCCCGGAATTACCGCGAGACGCACGCAAAGGAAAAAAATAGGCGAAATAGTTATTATCTATATAATAATTATAAATGTCTAATCAGGTGATTGTTTCTATATTTATGTTGGTTTTAGTTATGACAATAGCCCTCTATTTGGGATCGATGGAATACAATGGATTCACATTCAGCAAGTCGCAGTTGCGTGAATATCCTTATGAGGGATTTACCAATTACCAAGAGGCGTTTGAGTTAAGAGAGGGAATCGATACTAAACGTTCTGAAAGTAAGTCTACTAAGACCGCACCATCTAATCAAATTGAAAGTGGTCCCGACAAGAGTTTGTTCAGTTCTTCACCATCCTCTCTTAATCAGCCCACCACTTTAACTATCCAGGAGAAGCCCAACATTTCCGTCGAGTTACCCAAGGTTACTGTTGAGTTGCCCAAAGAAGATAAGAAAGAGGGATTCGAGTCATCTAGCGAGCAGAAAGTCGCTGGATTTAAGGGATTATATGGTTCCCCCTATAATGACCAAAAACCTATTGGATTCATGTACAATAACAAGGGAAGCACCACATGCAAGAACTTTGGCTACACCAATTCTCAGGGTTTTGTTTGTATGAGTGAAAATGATATTAAATTGTTAACCACGAGAGGTGGAAATGCACTTGGTGTTAGTGACCAAATTGGCAAGTAAATAAATATTTAGACATAGCTACTAAATATTTATGGTTATGTTTATTAAATATACATCATCGATAGTGCAGAAGATCCAGGATTATCCAACTTGACAAGTGTATCGACATCTTTCTTGGTAAGCGTATATGGAAATGACACATTGAGCCCCATCTCTTTTGCAAACATTTGTGTGCTAGATTTCACCAATCTGTATAAATTAAGTTTCGTATGTATGATTTCCAATGAACGCTTCAAATTGCGGACACCTTCTTCTCCCTTTGCCTGGTTTGAAATAATATGCCCCAACACTTCGTCCGAGAAAATAATGTCATCCGGACCAAATCCAACTTGTTCGCGGATTTTAGGCAACATATAATTACGCGCAATTATGGTCTTCTCCTTCAAATCATAACCTTTGGTGCGAATACGATACATTCTATCTCGCAAAATAGGATTCACCAAGTTCTCATCGTTATAACTAAATATAAACATACATTTACTCAAATCCAACTCAATTTCCGAGAAATATTTGTCGTGAAACTGCGTATTTTGTGTCGTATCTGTCAAATGCGTGAGCACACCAATAATTTCTTGACCACGAGCCGTATCACTCACTTTGTCAAGCTCATCAAAATAAATCACGGGATTCATACATTTGCTCTCCATCACAATTTGCGCAATTTTCCCCCAAGTACTTCCTTCATATGTGTAGCTATGGCCTTCCAGAAAACTGCTATCTCCACAACCGCCGAGAGCAATAAATGCAAACTCACGACCGAGAATTTTACTAATACCGTCTTTCACCAAGCTCGTGTTGTGAGTGACTGTATAATCACCGAGTAAGAATCTCTTGTTTCCATCGATTTCAAACCCATAATAGTCACCGCCATATTCCCGGTGAACTTCAATGCGGATTTGTTCCATAACGTGAATTTGTTTATTGTCAGTTTCATCTCTATTGTATATAACCACTTCAAGCATATTTGAACTTAGTTTATTTAAGTATGTGCGATATCCAAGTGAACGCGACACAAATGTTAAAATTGAGGCATCTTGATATACTTGTACATGGTATTCTGCTCTCATTATGCCGCGGCTTGATTTCAACATTGCCATATTCATAGGCCCGGCCAATTCTTTGAACAACTCCATTCGTTCGGTCCATGTCCCAGAAATGCGCTTATCTATTCCAGATTTTGAAGCATAATAGTTTTCCGTGAAATTAACCGATGTTCTGTATCCAACATATTTTGCCTTTTCTTCTGCGCTCATTGTAATAAAATGCCGGATTTCCATTTCTACATATTCGCTGGTTTGCGTGTTATATAAGCACAAAATGTGCTCTGAATTGACGACATAATTTTCACCATTTTTGTAGACGACGCGATACAAAGTATCCACGCCTCGACCTAATCCAAGAATGCGTCGTGGACTAGAATCGTCACCCATAATAACATCACCGACGACGACATTTTGGACCATTTTTACGGATCCATCGAACATCAATATTGGTGTATTGATTCCAAAGCATTTGCCTGAACCGGGTGGGCCATGTATGGCAATTGCAGTACCAATTGATGCCGGATTTGCTATCCATTGTCCCACCATTTGCATAATCTGCATTTTGGCATCTTCCAGACCATATACACATTTATCCAATTGTTCCTTTGCCTTTACCACAAACTCGCTGCATTTATCGATTCCATCATTAATACTAATTGAGAAGTTTCGATATATTCCAAATGGAATACGCATAAAATTATCCACCCAGTTTTTTAATTTGAAATATTCGGGGTCGCCGGGTTCCATCATACTCAATTGGTGGAGACGTTGAAGCGCAACAGCTTTGAACTTCGGCGGCATATTAGATTGGAGAAGCGAGAGTCTATATGGCTTCTCGACATACATATGTTTGTTGATTTCGCGTAAATCTGACATAATGCGCAATTGTTCCTTATTCGACAATTTAGTCTTAAAATAGCCAATTTCATCTGTGATAACTTGGTTATCTGCTGCATCAAGTAGTTCCTCATAAGTATTAGCATTTTTACTGCGTGCATGTTTAATAAGTTTTTTGATAGAATGATTACATTGTTTTAATGCTTTTTGGACAATTTTGTTACCTGGTTTTGATTTTAGTTTATCGATAAGAACCCGTTTTAATTCAATGATTTCGCGATATTTTTCCTCGATATTTACAACTTCTGATAATGGATCGGGTTTAGATTCCTTCTTTTTCTTGGGTTCGACTGTCATTGCTTGTGTGTTAACCGTTTTTGATTCTGTGCTATTTGTTGGTGATAGAGGCATACCCGGCAACTCCATTGCCTCAAAGTTCTCTCTCATATATATTTGTTCATCATCCGTATTATATTCTTCGTCGTTTGATAAATTGGATGGTATACGGGTTTTCATACCAGAATTGGCTTGTGGACCACCAATCATCAATGTTATTTTGAAGTTTTTGTCTTTTTTTGAATTATCTTGTTCTTCTTGATCATCGTCATTGTCATCACTGTCTTCATCATTATCCTCATCATTGTCATCGTCGTCTTCTTCGCTAGCAACTATATCATCATCTTCATCAATGTCATTGACGTCGTCATCATCGTCATCATCGTCATCATCGTCATATTTAGACTTACTTTTCGACTTGCTCTTCGATTTGTGTTTACTCTTTAATTTACTCTTTGGTGATTCTTGTTTTTTATTAGATCCACCCAACATTTTTGATATTATATTTTTAAAATCGGACATATCTTCTTCATTCATTCTTTTTCCTTTTTTATGTTTTTTTAAACAATATTCAGACGAATCATTGCTTGATGATGGATAATAAGATGAATCGTCATCATCATCGTCATAGTCATCATTATCCGATATTGTCTCATATTGCGTATCCGAATCACTTGATTCTGGGTCAGGTTTATTTTTCTTATATGAACGACCCTTAGATATATTCTCTACTTTACTTCTTGGCATTATTATAAACACAAAATAATCTGTATATTGTTTTCGAATGTCAAAATTTTAACCCCCAAAAAATTGATTTTCAATAACTTGAATACCAAAACAATATAAATATTACCAACCATAGTATATAGTATTTAAATGTCAGCTAAACATTCTTCATACAAGAACCCATCGCGTATCATTGGAATCCAGTTTGGATTATTCTCACCCGAAGAGATTCGCAAAGCGGGTGTTGTTGAAGTATTAACAAAAGATACGTATATTGGAAACAGTGAAGTCGCAGGCGGATTATTTGACCCACGAATGGGTGTTCTAGGACCCGGCACCATTTGCCCCACAGACGGATTAACCAACATTATGACTCCCGGTTATTTTGGATATATCGAAATGTCTCGTCCGGTCTTCTTCATTCAGCATTTGAAAGAAATCATGAAAATCCTCAAATGTGTTTGCTTCAAATGTAGCAAGTTGCTCATCAGCAAGGAACAGCACAAACAGGTAATGAATATGAAGGCATCCGATCGCTGGGACTACGTCTACCCACTGTGTGTAAAAGTGAAGCGTTGCGGCGAATCTACGGAACAGGGTTGTGGATGCAAACAACCTGACAAAATCAAATTGGAGGGAATGTCGACTATTAATGCCGTGTGGGATAATTTAGTAAATGATGAACCAGTTGCTGGCGCTGAAACCGATGCAAATAAGGGTAATTATGTCATGAAACTCACCCCCGAAATTGTGTTAAAAATATTCAAGCGCATAACTGATGATGATGTTGAGTTTATGGGATTTAGTCCAATTTGGTGTCGACCCGACTGGATGATTTGTCAAGTTTTGCCGGTTGCGCCACCCGCTGTGCGCCCATCAGTAAAGCAAGATGCAAATCAGCGCAGTGAAGATGATCTTACTCATATTTACGGCCACATTATCAAGACCAATAAAGACCTTGCAGACCGAATCAATGCTAATGCGTCTTCCCATGTCATTGATAACTTAACATCAGTTTTACAATATTTTGTAGCGATGATAGTGAACAATAAGGTGAAGGGCGCGGTACCGATGGCTCAGCGTTCTGGAAGACCACTCCAATGTATTACTGGTCGTTTAAACAGCAAAAATGGGCGTATTCGCGGTAATTTGATGGGCAAGCGTGTCGATTATAGTGCGCGTTCGGTCATTACTGGCGACCCCAATTTGTCAGCAAGGCAGCTTGGAGTACCCAAGAAAGTCGCAATGTGTTTGACGAAGCCGGTTGTTGTCAATGACCGCAATCGCGCATTCTTGACCAAGCTAATACAAAATGGTCCAGAAGTGTATCCTGGCGCAAAAATCTTGGAGCGAAAAGATGGCAATCCCATATCGCTTCGCTACGTTGACCGAATGTCCATCAAATTGGAAAATGGCGACACAGTTCATCGGCACATGATGGACGGCGATGCAGTGCTATTTAATCGTCAGCCCAGTTTACACAGAATGAGTATGATGTGTCATATAGTAAAGGTGATGGCTCGTGGAGACACTTTTCGTATGAATGTCGCTTGTACCAAGCCCTACAATGCTGACTTCGATGGCGATAAACATCTTGTCGCCAACAAGAGAATGCTTTTCAAGATGTAGATAAAACTTGGAAAGGAAAACATTGTAATATCTACTTACTAAACGTCTTTGCGCATAGATACGTTTGTAAATATAATCTCTTAGTCATTTAATTAAATTACATAAAAATAAATTGCCCTTACATAATAAAGAATGATATTGAATAAAAGTGATAGTGATAAAGTTATTGGTGAAATATATAAAATAACAAATAAACAAAATAATAAAGTATATATTGGACAGACTCGCAGTCATAGATTGAACAAAGATAAATATAGACCTTTTGGATATATGGGAAGATTCAAAGACCATATCAATGAATGTTATTCCAAAAAGAAAAATTGTTGTAAATATCTTAATTCGGCAATTTTGAAATACGGAGAAGAAAATTTTAGTTGTGAAAAACTGGTTGAATGTCCTGTGGATAAATTGGATGAAATTGAGATAAAGTATATCGCAGAATACAATTCAAAATATCCCAATGGATACAACTTAACAAATGGCGGAAAAACTTGTAAGCATAGTAGTGTAATTGAGACTATCGAATGCTATGCTAAACGCCCACGAAATTACGCACGTAGTGATAACACAAAAGCGTTGATTTCCGCAAATGTTAAGGAAGCAATCAAAGATATATCACATCGAAAGATGATGATGAATAATGTTCAGCAACAACATATGAATCAAAAGTTTGAAAGGTTTAAAAATGTAAAAATTGATGAATCCAATATAGAACAATATATCCGTGTAGCAAATAACAATAAACTTAATTATCAATATATAAAAATCAATATTCAAAAAATAGAAACAACATTTGTTGGTAAATATGAAAATATAGATGAAATAAAAAATAGGGCAATACAATTTATAAATAATTTAATAAAATGGCAACATGATCAAATTGCGGGAACTTCCTTAGAGCTTTCACTACCACTTACCGGCGGAAACGTCAGTGAGGAACTCGGTTAATTGCCGAACCCAATGGTAAAAATGTGAAAGATTGGATAATCCGCAGCCAAGCTCCTAAACTCGCGATGATAGAGTATGGGGAAGGTTCAGAGACTAGATGGTTATGGTTCGTAAATGAAGGTCTAATCAACCCGATACGGAATAAGGTATAGTCCAATCCTGGTTTGAAAAAACAGGTATATTTGCTTTGTGGATAAGTAAATGGAGATGAATATGCACATGCCCCAAAATGTCCTCTCAGATGTAGAGCTGAGACACTTGGCGGCCACCCCCTACCAAATAATCAGTCCATCCAGCAATGCCCCTATTATTGGCATTTACCAGGACTCGATGTTGGGGTCTTACCAGTTTACTCGCGAAGGTATTGAGTTCAACCCTCGCGATGCAATGAATTTAATAATGGGATACAATCAAATTGACCCAACGGTATTTTCAAAGAAAACAATTACGAACTTCGACTTGTTGTCGCAAATAACGCCACCTATATCATTAAAATACAAGACTAAGCTATTTGGTAATGGCGAAGACGCAGCTACTTCCAACAACGTGCTCGAAATCGAAAATGGAAAATATATTCGTGGCCAAGCCGAAAAGGGTGTTTTCGCATCCGGCACCAAGGGTATTTTGAACCGCGTCTGTAATGATTTTGGCAATATGGCTTGCGCCAAATACATCGACGATTTACAGCGTGTTATCACCGAATATATGAAGACCAGCGCATTCAGTGTGGGAATCAGCGATTTGGTGTCTAATAAAAATACATCGGATCGAATTGCGGCGATGATTGCGTCAAAAATGGAAGAGGTCCAGAATATCACAGACAAGGTTCACTTGGGTATTATGGAGAACAATACGGGCCGTTCTAATTATGCCGAGTTCGAAACCCAAGTTGGAAATGTTCTCAATGATACAACCGGCCAGACTGGCAAAATCGCAGTAGATAGTCTTAACTCGGATAATCGATTTGTGATGATTGTTAAATCCGGATCCAAGGGTTCTATGTTGAATATTTCCCAGATGATATCGTGTGTTGGACAGCAGAGTATTGATGGAAAACGTGTTCCATATGGTTTTGACAATCGCACTTTGCCTCATTTTCGCAAATATGATGATTCTCCTGGTGCCCGAGGATTTGTAAAGAATTCGTATATATCGGGATTGACTGCACCCGAACTATTCTTCCACGCAATGGGTGGCCGTATGGGTCTTATTGATACGGCAGTGAAGACTTCGCAAACCGGATATATTCAGCGTAGATTGGTCAAGGGACTCGAAGATTTGAAGGTCGAGTATGATGGCACAATTCGAAATAATATGGGTAAAATTGTCCAGTTTTCATATGGTGAAGATGGAATTGATACTACACGTGTAGAAAACCAGAATATTCCATTGGTAAATATGTCAATTGAGGATATTTACATGCATTTTGATTTGATTGGTTTGGGCGATGCGGATACAAACGCGGACTTGTTGGCCATTTATACAAAGGCCACGATTACCCGAATGGAGAATCAGCGAGAACAATTAGTCAAAATAAATAAGAAAACTATTGAAGAGTTTATCATATACCGCGAAACATTAGTCGAAAATGTATTCAAATACAAGAATGAGGATTTTGTAAAGGCGCCAGTTGCGTTTTCACATATTATCCAAAACATTCAAGGCCAACTTGGACTCAATTCCACATCTGCTGTGGATATTACACCATATGAGTATATTGGAATGGTAACGGATACGATGCAAGATATCGAGAAAATGTTCAACCCAACCGAAATGTTTAAGGTGCTCTACTATTTCAACTTATCTGCCAAAGATATTTTGGTGAAGAAGCGATTCAATAAGAAGGCGGTCGAAATATTGCTAGAAACCATTATGCTCACATATAAGAAGGCATTGGTACATCCGGGTGAAATGGTGGGCGTTATTGCCGGCCAGTCTATTGGCGAGCCAACTACACAACTAACTTTGAACTCAGTAACATATGAAACTGAGATTATTGTGCGAGACCAAAATGGATTTATTAAGAAAGTCCAAATTGGCGATTTCACTAAGGAGTTCATTGAAAAAGCAACAAAGAAAGAGTATTACACAGAAACTGATACTACATATGCGGAATTGACCGAATATTATGAAGTGCCTTCATGTAACGAAGATGGCGCATGTTCGTGGGAGCGAATCGAGGCGGTAACAAAACACCCAGTAATTAATGAGGATGGTACAAATGTGATGCTCCGCATAACTACAAGGGACAATCGCGAAGTTATTGCTACTAAGGCAAAATCATTCTTGAAATTGGTTGATGGTAAAATTGTGGGTGTAAATGGAGATACATTGCGTGTAGGTGATTATATTCCGGTATCAAAGAAGGCAATTAAATTTACAGAGTCTTTTCATCTGGATTTGAAACAGATTTTGTCAAGTATTGACGTTGAGAAGACAAATAACGTAAAGATTCCCGAGTCTATTGAATTAAATTATAACTTTGGCTATTTGATCGGCGCCTATTGTGCGAAAGGCTTTGTAACAGATACACAAATTTTAATATCAAATAATAATTCCAGATATTTCGCACCAATTCTAGAATTGTGTTGTGAATGGGTTGATAGCATAAAGTTGTATAGAAATGAGAAAACAAACCATGATTTGCAAATCTACAACACAATCTTGTGTCATATTTTGGTAAACTTGTGTGGCAAATTGCGTCAAAATAGATATGTTTCGCCCAGCATCGTATTTTCGAATAAAGAATGTATCCGCGGGTTTCTCGATGCCTACATAGGTGGAAATGGAAATATATCAAGTAAACGGCATAAATTTTCAATATGTTCACGCAGTAAACATATATTAATTGATATTCAACAAATGCTCAATATTGTTGATGTTTATGCTTATATTTCAAAACCCATTACAAATAAACGCGGTTATACCAATACTAAAAACCCATATAGATTAATTGTTGCGCACCAACAAGCGTCTAAATTAGGAAAAATGCTCAATATGAGAAATGCGGACAAACAGAAAAACTGTATTAATAATGCGGTTTTGTATGAATATAAATACGAATACAGCAAAGATGCAACTATGGTTCCTAATGAAATTAATGGTGAAATTGTGATGGAAGAGCGTAATAATAGATATGAAGATGTGTTGTTTGATCAAATTATTTCAATTGAAGAAGTTGATAATACCACACCCTATGCATATGATTTGACTGTTGAGAATACTAGAAATTTTAATTTGTATAATGGATTATGCCAAAGAGATACATTTCACTTAGCTGGTGTCGCAACCAAATCCAATGTGACTCGTGGTGTACCTCGTATTGAGGAAATCTTGCGTCTCACACGCAATCCCGATAAACCATCGGCAACCGTATTCTTGAAACCCAGTGACCGATATGATAAGGACAAGGCGGCCAAACTATGTGTAATGATTGAACATACAAAATTGGTCGATGTGGTGAAATCCATCGAAATCTGTTTTGACCCAAATGACCGCGCCACCAAAATCCATAAAGACATTGAAATCATTGAGCAATTCTATCAGTTCGAAAATCTTGTCCTAGAATGTAATCAGGGTGCCGATGTTGACAATACCCAGCATTCAAAATGGATAGTGCGAATGGAAATCGATGCCGAAATATTACTCGACAAGAATATCACCATGGACGATATTAATTTTGCAATAACCAATAGCCACGGCTCGGAAGTGAGTTGCGTGTTTTCGGATATGAATTCGAGTAATCTAGTGTTCCGTATTCGTCTTAATTCGTCGGTTTTCAATAAGGGCAAGAAGAAAGGCACACCGGAATCGCTTGACCAATCGGATGAAATTCATTTATTGAAGACATTCCAAGATAATATTTTGAATAATATTGTATTAAGAGGAGTGTCTGGCATTCAAAATGTAAACCCGCGATTGATAAAGGACAATGTTGTCAAGGAAGATAACAAATATGTTCGCAAAGAAATGTGGGTTCTGGATACCACCGGCACAAATATTATGGACCTGTTTATGTTGGATTTCATTGATTACACTCGCACATATAGTAATGATATTCGCGAAATGCACAATATATTGGGAATTGAAGCCGCGAGACAAAACATATTGAATGAATTTGTTGAGGTGATGGAGGCATCCGACGCATATGTGAATTACCATCATTTGAGTATATTATGTGATCGAATGACGGTGAAAGCGGATTTAGTGCCAATGTTCCGTTCTGGTATTATTAGTGACGATATTGGTCCTATTTCCAAGGGTACATATGAGATGCATACAGAGATGTTCTTGGATGCGAGTAGACACGGTGAGTTTGACCAAATGCGCGGTGTATCAGCAAATGTTATGTGCGGTCAACCAGGATATTATGGCACTAATGCATTTGGGTTGTTGCTAGATATGAAGGCAATTGAAGAAACCGAAGACGTTGGTGTTGAAATGGAAAATGTGCGCGAAAACATTGATGCCAATTTTGCGGAATTACTTGAAAAGGATGATAAGTGTAAAATGGATAAGATCGCAGTCAATAACAATGTGAGCAATTTGAGTGCTCTTAACTGTGGCGACTATGATGATGATTACAGCTTATTTTAGATATGGTTACGCTCGAATAAATAACATCTATGTTATTGTTTTTTTACAATAACATAAATATAAAACAAAATTAATAATAGTATATGTGCGACCAAATATTTAATCAATGTATAAACAATAATCCATATTATAATGATTTGGACCGCAAAAAATGGTACAGAACAAATATTGCGTACAAATTTGCCAAGTTTAACAATATGGAAAAAGAGGCTTGGCCTTTATTTTTTTCGGCGCAACGCAAATATCATATTTTGTTGAGATTTATAAATAAATGTAAAGCGTCTCGATGGTTTATTAAATATAATAATGAGTACGACCTTACATACACGCATTTTGCCGAAATCCGCGAAACAAGAAAAATCGAAATTGTAGAAGACCGACACATATATGTATTTAATATGTCGGACTTGGTTAAAATCATATATAGCGCACTTACTACACACTCTTTTGGATTTATAAAACCAAAAATGCCGGCAAATCCATATACAAACAAAGAGTTTAGTATGTCGACTTTGTATTCAATTTTTGCAAAAATAAAGAATGTGAAAGTACCTCTATTATTATGGCATTTTTTTGATTGTCAATTCTCTATACAAATGCTGAAACAATATCATCGCAAGCTATTGATGAAATATGCGACGGAAAATAATACCAACATAGATTCGCTTGATGATATTTATGAAATGTGTTATGGGTATTTTAATATACACAGCGAATTTCCACAAGAGAGATTGTACCAGATTTTTCGACCCTATGTGGTTCGTTATTATAAATGGAATATACTATATTGTTCACGGAGTAAGGATGAGTTGGATATAGCATTGCGTGCGTTTTCGATATATAATCCGCATTTTGGAACAAAGGGTGAAGGGGGGTTTGATGATCGCCATTTGAGTTTTAGTGAGTTTTTGAACACGCCATTTGTTGAAGATCAAGATGCATTTCGATTGGCAATGACATACAGAGAGGATTATAATAGTCCACATAATATGAGTTTACGACCATTATTTGTTCCTGATACGGATGATGATATATATGATTCCTACATCGATGAAGGGGATGATAGTGATGAAAGTTGTGATGAAAATGATGAATTGGGGTCATATGGATATGATTGAATAGGGCTGATCCTCCCAAAACTCCCTAAATATGCCAGCCCTTCCAAAAAGGCGGGGGGTCGAAGACCCCCTAAAAAGACCTCCCAAGAAAAACAAAGAGTTCGCAACTTTTTACGTTGTGCTCAAGTATTTTGACACTTTTTCAAAAATATAATGCTGATTGATAATCAAGAATTATATGGAATGAATAGAGGGTTGATTGTTGTTATCGAGTATTTAATTTGAATGATGGTTTAAAAAGAAACCTGGGTTTCCTTTGTATGGGATTAAAAGGGAACGACGAGTTCCCTTTGTTCCCTTTAAAAATGCCTAAATAATGCCGGCCTTCGGCCGGCTTTTTTCAAAAGGTGGGGATCGAAGACCCCCTAAAAAAGACCTCCCAAGAAAACAAAGAGTTCGCAACTTTTTGCGTTGTGCTCAAGTATTTTGACACTTTTCCAAAAATATAATGCTGATTGGATATCAAGATTATACATGATTATTAGTATTTTGTGTATTGTTATTGAGTGTTTAATTTGAATGAAGAATCAAAAAGAAACCTGGATTTCATTTGTATAAGAAAAAAGAAACGACGAGTTCTCTTTAAAACAAAGAGTTCGCAACTTTTTGCGTTGTGCTCAAGTATTTTGACACTTTTCCAAAAATATAATGCTGATTGGATATCAAGATTATATGGGATTATTTTTATTTTGAGTGTTGTTATTGAGTGTTTAATTTGAATAAAGGATTAAAAGGAAACCTGGATTTCATTTGTATAAAAAAAAGAACGATGAGTTTCCTTTGTATGGGATTTAAAGGGAATGACGAGTTCCCTTTGTATGGGTTTAAAAGGAAACAACGAGTTCCCTTTGTATGGGATTTAAAGGGAACGACGAGTTCCCTTTGTATGAGATTTAAAGGGAACGACGAGTTCCCTTTGTATGGCACGCCTAATCTATTACAATTCCATCATTTAATAAACTAAATATTGATTCGTCATATGTTCTGTCATTCAATTTAAATCCAATGCTATTAATATATTTTTCATACTCTTGTTGAAAATAATTTAATTTTCCATTTTGTTCTTCAAAATATTTATCTAATTTTTTATTATATTTAATACATTTTAATATTTCTTCTTCATCATCATAAACGTCATACGTCTTATATTCAACATATTTAAATTGATTAATTTTATGTGAAATTTTCTCAATTATCTTCCAATATTTACAAATTTTATTATACTGATTAAATGTTAAATAATTGTCAAATATCTCTTTCATTTTGTATTTTATAGAAAATTGTTAGTTTATTAATTTTATTCCAATTTGTGATATATGTTAAATCTATTTCAATCTGTGTTTTATAAAAAATATAATTTAATAAAAAGATTTCAATTTTTGCATTATGCACAAGTATTTTGAGGCTTTTTCAAAAATATAATGCTGATTAGATATCAAGATTATATAAAAATAATAGAGGTTTGCTTGATATTATTGAGTATGGGATTAAAAGGGAACGACGAGTTCCCTTTGATGGAAGGATCAAAAGGAAATCTGGGTTTCCTTTGTTCCTTTTAATAACTCTCCTCAAAAACATATAAAAACAAACGCACTTCTTTTCTTATTATTAATGAACAAGGGTAACAAGCCAGTCAATGTGGATTCCGTAAAAAATGAAAATAACCATGTTTTGACCATCAAGACTGTAAGTATTCAGCCAATTCGAAATCTAACAACGGCTCTCAAAGATATTTTGACAGATGCCACTATTACTTTTACCAAGGAAGGAATGCGTATTATCAATTTTGACAAGACTCATACTATGTTGGTGAGTGTCGTTCTCCACGCCAATAAGTTCGAAATGTATCGTTGTGTTCCTGATAAAATTGTAGTATGTACTAATACTATGCATTTTTTTAAACTCATTTCTACTCTGTCAAATGACGATACACTCACCATGTATATTGACAAGGAAGATTACCAAGATGGAATCGTATCTTATCTTGGTATGGAGTTTGACAACCGTAATGTTGGCCAGACCTACGATTACAAATTGCGTTTGATTGAACCCGACACCGAAGAACTCGTTATTCCCGATGTGGAATATTCGACCATCATCAATTTACCTACGGCCGACTTCCAAAAAATTGTGCGTGATCTCAATGCGCTTACGGATCGTGTCGAAATCAAATCGGTGGGTGATGACCTGATTTTCTCATGTATGGGCACATTTGCTAAAACAAAGTTCAAGCGATCAGAATCAGACCACCATATGGATTTTATTGTTAAACCTGACCCATCCGTAATTATTCAGGGCGAGTTCTCTGTGAAGAGTCTAAATAATTTCATTAAATGTACGCCTCTATGTAGTCATCTTGAAATGTATTTGGGTAATGATTTACCCCTTGTAGTGAAATATGATGTCGCATCGCTCGGTGAAATCAAATTATGCTTGGCGCCTTTGCCACCTACTTAGGAGATAAACACCCAAAAAAAAACTCCATTTACCAATTATTGTCTATGTTGAGAACCATAGACAATACTAAAACTCTGGTGCATGTTTCTTAAATAAACAACCGACCTTGGGTAGATGCTGAATATCACGAATAATATTGGGATCCTGATATTTACACACATCGAGCCATATTTTGATAACCACGAACTTCTTTTTTGGCGAAATAGTAATTCCGTTGATGTGCTGTTCGTATTTGGGACTAGTACACAAACTGCCTCCGCACATCATACACAATAATCGGCGCCACACATTACCGATATCCGTATTTGCAACACAATATGAGAAACACCCGCCATCCCGGTTTTTTTTGTCTTCCCATGTGGGTCCCACTCCATCCTTCATACAGAAGAACATAGTATTGTACAATAAATAGTCAGGAATTTGACGATTTAAAGCGACTACTGACTCAGCATACTGAATGTCACGCATAATGACGCGATAGCTGTCTAGCGTCCATCGATTATCGGTTTGCAAATGGTAGAAGAGGTTCCATTTGTTGGATAATGGTTGGTATGACTGGGTTTCGTCCATGTTCTCCGGTATAGTAGATACTGACATTGTTTTTTTAAGTATATTTGTAGATGTAATATAACATCAAGTTATATTTCACATAAAATTATCAATTTTTTGGAGGTGGGCTAATAACGTATTTATTGTCATCAAGAATAATGGCTTGGTTGGATTCTATACAGCTCATCATAATATTGGAGTCCATAATTCGCAACTTGTATCTATTGTCAAATACAAAATCGCCCTTATTATATTGGTGACGTAATAGTCGCAATACAAACACGTCATTTAGCAAATAATTGCCCACCAACATATATTTGGGGTCAATAGTTAGTCGCAGTGGTTCCTTTACTTGTGGGTGTTCATATAAGACCGATAAAAACTTCACTTTACTCGGCTCAAAACCTGAGTTATATTTGGTTTTGTCAGTTGACAATTTGACCCGTAATTGGTCGTTCATTTTGTAAATAGTGATGGATTTTTCATTAGCACTCGTTATCTCATTTTCTCCAAATACATATTTCTCCAATAAATATCCATTTTCAATAGAGGCAACACAAATCCAAGTTTCAAATAATGGTTCGACCAATTTTGTGGGTGTCGGTTTCCATAATTGGCTCATTCTGCTATCCTCTATTTGTATCATCACATAATTGTATTTCCAGAACAAATCCAGCAATATATTTGTTATTTTTACTTGAACTGCGTGAACTATGTGGTTTGCCCAATTTTTAATATTTTGAAAGAATGACATTTGATGTAGATGGGGCGTTTATACTTCTACCAAATAATTAATGTTTATACTGGTTATGCGAATATTTTCTTGTATTCGGCAAGTACTTTATTTCGCTGTTCGACATAATTGACAATGGGTTCAATATATTGACCGGCTATGCGTTCCGGTGAATGAATGTCTCGACTAGGCACATTTGCCAATTCAGGTACCCATTTTTTGATATATATTGCATCGCGGTCATTTTCCTTTGACTGCGACCACGGATTAAATATACGAAAATATTCTTGGGAATCGGCTCCTCCGCCTGCTATCCACAACCAGTTGCCATGATTGCTGGCAACATCATAATCAACTAGATGTGTGGCAAAATATTTCTCTCCCCAGCGCCAGTCAATGAGCAGTGTTTTCACGAGGAATGAAGCGACAATGAGTCTTCCTCTATTATGCATGTATCCGGTTGTGTTCAGTTGGCGCATACATGCGTCCACCACGGGAAATCCAGTTTTGCCAGCACACCAGGCATTAAAATGTGATCGATTATTATCCCACCGAATCTTCTCATATTTGGAGTCAATCGGTTTATCTAAATCTGGATATGCGAGCAAAATATGGGCATAGAAATCTCGCCATAAGAGTTGTCTGCGAATCGGTTCGGGCATCGATTTATATACCTCTCGTATTGAGACACAACCAAACTTGATAAATGGTGATAATTCGGTTGTGGAAATAGCCAGTGTATTACGGTCTCGTTCATAATTTGAGTGAGATTCGGCAATACGGCGCAAACCTTCGGCGCGACTTCCGTGGCTAATAATGTCGGGATTAAGATGGCCATTGGTGAAACGAAAATATGCTTCCTCTCTCAAAGATATGGGTGAATCTGTTTTAGCGAGAGACTTCCAGTTTGGATTTGGCGCAGTGTCGGTGACTATGCCCTTTTCGAGTGCCCTCTTGTCGAGGTTATTATTTTCGAGTGCCCTCTTATAAAAAGGCGTAAACTTGCGATATGTTTCCCCCGATCCATTCATAAGAGTGCCCGGTTCTACTAAATAATAATCGCTAAATGTTTCACACTTACATCCACAATTTTCTTCTAAATGTTTGTCGCGTTTTATAGCATATGGCGTATAATCACGATTGAAAAATATAGTTTGTATATTCAGGGTTTTTACCAAGTCGCGTATAATGTGAGTGGTGTCTCCATAAAAAAAATGGCATCTAGATCCATGCGTTTTCAACTGTGAATCCAAATCATCTAGTGCCTCTATCATAAACTGAATTGAGTTGGTGGATTTGAATTCATTTTTATCACTCACCTGCTCTGGGGTAAAAATGAAAACTGGATACAATTTTGAACATTGATGGGTTGCTGCGGAAAACCCAATATTATCAATAATACGAAGGTCTCTGTGAAATAAAAAGATTCCTGCCATATACTATCCATTTGGTCAAAAAATTGAAATCTTTTTTCTAAAAAATATTGTCAGCATTAAGTTAAACCAGAAATTAATGAATTATAACCAAGAACCAGACCGACCTAACGAAGAAAATGTATTCCAACACCAAGAGACCCAGAGCCGTTGAGCAGAAGACCCCCTTTTGTGCCTATTGTAAATCGATTGGCGAGTCAAGTGACATGTATAACTCGCATTTTGTACATAAAACATCAAGTCCTAACAGTAGAATCGTGTGCCCTAATTTGATAAAGCGCATCTGCACTAAGTGTACTAGTGGCAATCATACCGAAGATAAGTGTCGAAAGTTGGAAGCAGTTGAGAACAAGAACACCAATATTGTTGTGAAAGTGTGTTTACCAGTGAAGAATAAGTTCCAGATTTATGAGGAAAGCGAGAGCGAAAGCGAAGATGAAATCGAAACAAACTTCCAGGAAGTGGAAGTAAAAAGAGAGGCAAAAGGATGGGAGAAGAAAATAGATATTGACACTGGTGTGACTTATTGGCAACATATTGAGACAGAGACAGTTCTTAATTATGACCCAGTTAAAAGAGCATTGGCTGAGGATGATGATTGGTAAATAAGTATTTGAAAAAATCCAAACAAAAAGCAAATAAAAAAGATAAAAAATCCAAACAAAAAAGATTTAAAAAAGATTACACAAATACCAAGGTGTAATCTTTTTTACATAATCGAGGAAATAAATGACCCCATATAATTTTCGATTCCAGTGTGGTCTAAATTAATACTCACATCAGCATAAATTGACCCACCCATTTTTGTCCATCGATGACAAAACAACCAGTCCTCCGAAAAATAATGCCCCTCTTCAACTCCACAATCAAACAAAGCATATGCAAAGTCATTTTCACTTCCGGATAAAAATCCAACATCATCTACATATTTGGTTTGCGGAAATGCTTTCGACATAGTTTCGATGACTGTCCGCTTAATCATCATAAATCCAGTGGCCAAATGTTTGACTTTGGTCAAATTATTTTGAATCGATAACATATTTGACATATAATTAATATTGTATCGAACCATATTCATTTTCACATAATTCTCGTTCGATACCAAATTGTTAAGCTGGCTATTTTTTTTGCGTTCAAGGAGTTCTGTGATGAGTGCTGGATTTTCGACTACCTTATTCCACTGGTAGTTTTTAATGGGATAAATACCACCAACAATGGACTTATCTGCCATCAATAGTTTCAAAATATCTTGTGGGTCCCATGTAATATCCGCATCAATAAAGAGAAAATGGGTTACTTCCGGTTTAGACATTGCTTTTGCTATTAAATTGTTTCGTGCTCGGCTCACCAAGCTGTCATTACGACAAAAAAATACGGTGGCGGGAATATTTAGGTCTTTACACATAAACATCGTTTTTAATAATGATTCGGTGTATCCGGCATACATTGAGCTATTGTAGCATGGAGTCAAAATCACAATGTTGGGTTTTGCGGTTTCCAGATATTGTTGTATATTAGTTATTAATTCTGGGCCTTCTTTTATATATGTTTTTGGTGACGGCTCAATAAATGACCAACTATCTTCCATTTGTAATATATTATTTTAATGTGACTATTGTTTAAGTGTTTTGAGTAATAACAATAAACTTATTTGTTTTTTGTTATTTTATGTCAATCCTTTTATGTCAATTCTTTTATGTCAATTCTTTTATGTCAATCCTTTTAGGCCTTGACCTCCTTAACAAAGTGGACCTTCATGTATCTCTGTAAGTTGAAATAGGTGAGGACCTCGCCAGCGCCAATCTTCAAGAGCTTGGTGAGCTTGGCATCAGGGTTAATCTGTCTGCCATTGTCCTTATCCTTGAGACCATTCTTCTCGATGTAAGCGGTGATCTCCTTACTGACCTCGACTCTGGAAAGCATGGTACCCTTCTCCTTTCCAAGGAAAGCGAGGAGCTCATCACTCACAACGGAGGGCTTAACGAATCCGGACAACTGCTTGTTAGGGTTAGGGGTAGAAGACTTCTTGGCCTTCTTGGACTTGCTGGCATTCTTGATGTCTCTGGCAATACTCTTCTCCAAAGACTTGTAATCAGCCTTCATGGAAGCCAACAAAGTTGCAACCTGGTTAATCTTGGAGCCAAACTCGGCGAGCTTGGCGGAGGTGTCGGCAACAGCCTCAGCAGCGACAGTCTCGGCGGCAGGAGCGGCAACGGGGGTCTCAACAACGACGGGGGCCTCAACAACAGCGGCAGGGGCGGTCTTGGTGGCCTTCTTGGCCTTCTTCTCGGCAACGGGCGCGGGGACCTCGATAGCGACAGATACAACAGGGGCAGTAGCGGGAGCAGAAGCAGTAGTGGATTTGGAAGTTCTAACCATTTTATATACCTTAATAGTCTCTCGTTTTTAAGTAGTTTAAGCCATTTATATATTTAGCCTGGAATTACGAGCAAAAATAGCAAAGATTTGACATTTTGGATTCTAGATTTTTATATTTTTCATATATATATGGAAAATAAGAAAACACATAAACGAAAGCATAGATGGTCGATAAAATACAAGAGAAGCATCGACTGTTCTAAGCCAAAAGGGTTCTCGCAAAAACAATATTGCACATATGGGCGAAAGAAACGTGCAAGAACTTTGAGAGGCAAGAAATAGATATTCATCCACGCAATTATATGGTTCGATTCATAATCGCCAAATAGTTATCAAACAACCATGGCATACTTGTTCGTGCCTCTCGTGATACCATTGTTAAACACGTCAAAAAATACATCGCCGCCAAATTACGATATTCTTGCTCGGTGTTTGTGCAAATAAGGGATTCACCCACTCTTATGGCAATTTCGCGATTATCATTCAGGTCTTGGTCTCTCATATTTATATTTTCGGCAAACTCAAATGGATTTCCACGAGGATATATTTTCTCGCGCAAATCTCGCGGTATTTTAATCCAAATACAATAAAAGTATGTAACAAATGAACCCACCTGATTAGATGATAGGTGATTAAACCATTCAATATTCGAATAATTACCAAGCTCATCGATTTTAATAAATAGTTCGGTGGTGCGGCGTTCAAGTGTGTTTATTTGTGTGTTTGTTTTTACACAATCCTCTATTTTTTCATCTTTTAAAAATATGTTGTTATGTGGAAATAGAATTGACGTCAGTTGTGTAATACGAATAAATCTGTCCGATAATAATTGTTTCATATCTTCGCGTGTATATGGATTTTCAAATTTCTTCATTTTTAATAATAGTTGGCATAGGGAATGCAAATGAAATCCGTATTGAACACCGGTGCTATCTGTATATTGAATAAACTCCATATATGGTATTTTGTCGAGAGGATCCATTGTGTAAAAATCGGCGTCATTTACACAGGCTTTGGGTTTATATGGACCCTTGATGCGAAATAATTCACGCGCGAGCCAGCCTCTCACCATTTTCTGGATTTTTATGGATGCTAGTTGGTCTTTGCGGAAAACGACAATGCGATGAATGATGTCTTCTTTCTTACCGGAAATGCGCAAACCGAGCTCGCGCGAAATTGCTTTTAATTCAATTACTTTACATTTTGTTAAATCTCCATGATAATCAATTATGGGTTTTGTCATTTTAGAAAGCATTATATGGGTTGTTTATATTTTGTTTTTATATCTTTTGTTACCTCTCTGGTAGTTGTTCGATGTAACTGAATGCATGGGGGTTTCTTGTTCTAGCAACATTATCTTTGTTCAAAGATAAAATTATTTTGGTGTTTTCCATAGAAGAACAAGAGAGGCAATTGTTTTTCATATTTATTATTTTATCTTCGTTTTCATTTATTAGGTAATTATGCTGTTCTTTTTCTGTAAGTGACAAAAAACATTGTAAACAGATTGGCACATTCGGTTCCATCGCAACTCTGTATTTTGTTTTTCGGCTAAAAAATCCAAGGCACATTATACATTGTCGAGCCAAAAAATTGAAAATCAAAGAAATGATTAACCAAATCGATATAAAGATACAGCCCATAATAACACATACCAAGATGACCGCCAAAGCACAGCCAATCGTATTAGACAACAACACCTGGACCCCCGATGCATTCAAGTTTATGCCTCCCAAGGTCAATGACAAGGGTGGCAAATCAATCAATCTTATCAGCACTCAAAGTAATCGTTCGCTCCATATCACAACTCCCTTATTGACTACCTGGGGAATCAGTGATTTTGTAGATCCCGCTACTGGAATGAGCGACGGTAAGCACAGTATTTCTCTGTCATTTCCCAGTGATGGATTCACTAACAAGAATACCGATGCCTTCTTGGAGAAGATGAAGGCTTTCGAGAATGCCGTAATTGATGCCGCTGTAAAGAACAGTGAAATGTGGTGGGGCGAGCAATTAGAACAGGGGATTTTGAAGCATACCTTCTTCCCTATTTTGAAGTATCCCAAGGTCAAGGGGACTAAGAAGTCGGACTTGACCAAGAGTCCTAGTATTAGTGCCAAGGTGCCCTTTTATGAGAAGGAAAACAGATGGAATGTCGAGATTTATGATGTGAATCGCAACTTGCTATTTCCATGTGATGATGAGGATCTCACTCCCGCCCAATTTGTTCCCAAGCTCAGCAATGTTGCGTGTGTGATTCAGTGTGGTGGAATCTGGATTGGAGGCAAGGGTTGGGGTGTTACTTGGAAGCTTGTTCAATGTGTTGTTAAGCCCAAGGAGGTTGCATCAGTTTTTGGAACTTGCCATATTAATTTATCGGCGGAGGATCGCTCTGCTATTGAGAATGGAAGCGAGCCTGCGGAGGATATTGATGAGATTCCTGCGCCAGTTAAGGCTCCTGCTTCGATTGTGAAGAAGGTGGTTGCTCCCCCTGTCCAGACAACTCAGGTGGATGATAGTGATGAGGAGGAAGAGCCTAAGACTCCTGTCGTGCCTCCTGTCGTGCCTCCTGTCGTGCCTCCTGTCGTGCCTCAGCCTAAGGTTGTTGCCAAGGTTGAGGAGCCAGTTGTTGCCAAGGTTGAGGAGCCAGTTGTTGCCAAGGTTGAAGAGCCTGTTGCCACTCCTGCTCCTGAGGCTAAGAAGATTGTAAAGAAGGTTGTGGCTAAGAAGGCTGCTTAAAGAAGATGTTAATACATCTTTGACCAAAGAAGACGGTGTCGACCAAAGAAGCGTTTAAAGTCTTCTTGTTTTTTATTTTTATCATTATTTGACAAATACTTATTTGTCAAATACTTATTTGTCAAATACTTATTTGTCAAATATATAGAATGCCAATCCGGCCCACTTTAAAGAAGCGAGGTGGTTCAAAACGACATACAAAGAGAATTAAGCAATTAAATTGTAATCCATCTATCAAAAATACACCAGTTTTAAAATCATGTATGACAAAAGAAACTTTATTATTATTACGCGATGAATACAATAAAGACCATGTAACTAATCCAATTATTGCGGAAAAACCCGTTCTTATCTGGTACGAACTCAAAATGCGTCTCCAATGTGAAGATGAACGTTGCTGGCTCAGCGAAATTGACGACAAAACCAAACGCTCAATGATAGAGAAAACGCTTTTTGCACCAGATCATCCACCCGAATGGATAAAAAATCCAGTTGAATGGTTAAGCAATTATGATATTGACAATGTGATGGCCCAATATGAACAAAAGTATCCCGATTTCGAATATTTAGGCACGACCACTATTGATTATGATTACATTGTTGATAAATCACGAGGAACATGTGTCGAAGATAAATTGTGTAAGTTTAATTTGGAATCCTCTATAAAGAGAGGTAAACAAAGATTCGGTGTGGTATTTAATTTAGACAAACATGACCAGCCAGGATCGCATTGGGTATCGCTTTTTATTTGTGTACCAAAGAAGACAATTGTGTTTTTTGACAGTGCAAATGGAGGTGTTCCGGCCGAAATACAGAAGTTTGTGAAACATGTTTTGAAACAAGATAGCTCATACCAGTTTATTGAATCCAAGAAAGAACACCAGAAGAAAGATACAGAATGTGGAATGTATTCGATTCATTTTATTGTGGAGATGTTGAATGATTATGACAAGATGTTGAATTTGGTGTTGAGAGGCAATATACCAGACAGCAAAATGATTAAATATAGGAAGAAGTATTTTAATAGGCCAAAAGCTTATGTAGTGGGGTCTACCTAAGACCTACGTAGTGGGGTCCACCTAAGACCTACGTAGTGGGCGCCTTTGCCGAATCATATTGCCATATAATATATATGCCAACATACAAAAAGAAGAGGCGTCATAATAAAAAGACGTATCGAAAGCGCAAACGCGGAGGGCAAAACATATGGATTTCTCGTATAACTGACGCAAAAGGTAATTATTTGGATAAACGTATTAATAGAACAACCGAAGGAAAAAATCTAAAAACATTCAATCCATATATTGAACCTTCTTGGAATTTTAATATTGATCCAAATGAAATGAAATATGCAAACTCAGTATTATTTTCTACATTAAAACCGAATGACATTAAAAAAACAGATATTTTGGTTCGTGTTAATAATAAAGAAGAAGAGGCGCAAATGAGGTTGTATAATGAAGTAGAAAAAGATTTAAAAAATAAAGATGATTTAAAAAAGTATTTTAAAGTTGATGATGATAAGACCAAAATATTATTAGATCTTATAGAAATTTGGAATAAAAGACCAACAAATAATGAAAGTAAAAATAAATATATTAACGAAAATAAAGATAAATTCCCCAAGTATTTTGAAAAAAATATAACCTCTATTCCTCAAAAAATCGATGAACTAAAAGATGATATTTATCCATTGATTACTGACAATATTGTGGAATATTTTATGGACCAAGTAACAAAAGATAAATATTCAAGTATTTATGATAAAGATAATAAAAATACATATAACAACATTCGATTTGTCATTATGCATATACTTAATTTTGTATATTCAGCTCCACCTGCGGTAAATTCAGCTCCACCTGCGGTAAATTCAGCTCCACCTGCGGTAAATTCAGCTCCACCATGAGTAAATGTCGGGTTACAATGCTCCTCGGCAAACTGGACATCGCGGATCCCTTATTAACCACCGTCTTAACGAGGATTCCTTAAAAATATGTCCACATCTGGTTATTTTCATAACATTAGTACCAACCTCTATTGGTTCCAATGTTATTGGACATGTCATTTGCTCTTCCAATTCTGGTTGAGCATACACCGTTGTATTATTCGATATATCAACAGATGGCTCGGTTGGTGGATTTAACAAGAACTCAAATGTTAATGAATCGGTTGATGGTGATGCGAGCATTGACATGATTTGAGAAGTGAATAATGACTGCATTGATGGCATGGTTGTTAGAGGGGTGGTCGTTAGAGGGACGGTCGTTAGAGGGGTGGTTGTCGTCTGCGCTCTCGCAGCAGCACGCCTCACACTATTCCGGAATCCACCGCCTCTCTCATTACGCAAAATATCTATCATATCAGACACATTATTTAAATATCTTCGATGATTGTTTTGTAAATCGTTCAGCACATTGTAAATATTATTATTGTTATCCATTATAAAATACAAAGGTATAAAGAGTTTTACTAGTTTTCTATATATATTTTTTTCTATATAATGAATATTCCAACATCAAATTACGAAAAAAATGGATTCACAGGTTTAGCAAATCTAGGCAATACGTGTTTTCTCAATTCGTGTTTACAGGCCCTCTCACATACTTACGAACTTCACAAAATTGCCGTCCAACCCAAATTGGGCAACAATCCGGACACTCGCTTATTTAATGAATGGAAAGTGTTAGTTGAACTGATGTGGTCGGGAAATGGCGTTGTTAAACCTATCCGGTTTGTTAGCACCGTCCACGAGATTGCAAAACAAAAGGATGTGGAAATCTTTACTGGATTCACACAAAATGATGTTAGTGAGTTTTTGCGATTTATTTTGAATTGCTTTCACAGTGCAATTGCGCGTCCTGTTAAGGTCAATATTAGTGGAAAACCGCGAACAAATCTCGACAATCTTGCTGTAAGTTGCTACCAAATGCTGTCTACTACATATTCAAAAGAATATTCCGAAATCCAGAATCTTTTTTACGGTATATGTGTCAGTGAAATCAAATCAATGCAATCCTCTCTTGTATATTCCCAGAAACCCGAGCAATTCTTTATGGTGGATTTACCGATACCGACACAACTGAGAACTATTGGTGATGGCACCATCACTTTGGCAAACTGTTTCAACCTCCATATGATGCCCGAACAACTGACCGGTGACAATATGTGGTTTAATGAGAAAACGGGTCAAAAGGAGGTGGTGCAAAAAAGCATACTTTTTTGGTCATTACCGAATATTCTCATAATCACGCTGAAACGTTTTGATACCCGTGGTGGACGCATCAATGACAATATTTTGTTTCCGCTTGAATCGCTCGATCTCACAAAATATGTGGAAGGTTATCGCGCCAACAAATACGTGTATAATTTGTATGCGGTATGTAATCATATTGGTGGGCAAATGGGTGGGCATTATACGGCGTATGTGAAAAATGACAAGGCGAACAAGTGGATATTGTATGATGATGAGAGGGTGAGTATTGTCGAAAACCCGGCCTCTATCATTACCCCCCAAGCTTATTGTTTATTTTACCGAATTGTGTCATAATATTTTCACTAGAAGTATTATATTAGATATGGCAAAAATGGAACCTGATTCAAAAGATAATTATTTCGACCAAAATACTGCCCTTTTTACATTGGGGTTTTTAGCAACCTATTTTGTTATTTATGGAATCATGAATCTGTTGTTTGATGGAGATGACCATCATACAAAGGCCGGGTTCACCGATGTTATATTTATTCTGCTTTTTATTGGTGTAGGTGTCCTCTATTATTATTCGTTGTCGCCCAAAGAACAAGACGAATTCTGGCCTAATTTTAAGGAATCGACGCGAAAGTATTTGAACAATGCGTATTCGGTGCTAGAAGTTATCGGGTTTTTGCTATTATTTAATTTGGGGCTCTTCTTATTTGGAATACCCACAGAGGCCGGATTGAAACCATGGTCTGTGGCATTTTTGGAATCAAAGGCGTATTTATTTTTGTTGATTTTGTTGATTATCCAGTTTTTCAAGTATGTGTTTAAAATTGATGTCGTTGGGCTGATATTTGGGACAGCGGTTTTCGGCGAAGATACCAAGAAGGAAGATGAGAAAGTAGAGGCACCAACTATGAATGAAGTGTTCAACATTTCAAACAACCTCTATACATATGAAGATGCCAAGGCAATTTGCCGGGCAATGGGATCAAGACTGGCAACTTATGATGAAATTGAGGCGTCATATATGGGTGGTGCGGAATGGACTAGTTATGGGTGGAGCGAAGGTCAACATGCCTATTTTCCTACACAGAAAGAAACGTGGGCGCGACTCCAAGAATTGAAGGGACATGAGCACGATTTAGGTAGACCGGGTGTTAATGGAGGTTATTTCGAGAACCCGAATGTGCGTTTGGGTGTAAATTGTTATGGGGTTCGACCACCCATATCAGCGGCGGATAAGGCATTGATGGAGGCGAAGAAGATTCGTAATGTACCGAAAACCAAAGAGGAGTTGGAATTGGAGAAGAAGGTCAATTTCTGGAAAGAAAACAAGGATAAATTGTTGGTGGTGAGTTCGTTTAATAATGATAAGTGGTCAAAATATTAAACTGTCGAGACCGACTACCGCTCACAGTACCAAATGACCCTTGTGAAACGCCAACTTTTCCATATGGGTATTACTTATGAGTAAAAAGGGGTGTAAAAAATATAAAATACAATGATGTGTCATTTTGTTTTACTTGTTGGTCGTTTTACTTGTTGGTCGTTTTACTTGTTACGAGATTTGCGTTGGCGTCTTTTTGACTTATTATTGCGCTTGCGTTTGGTCTTACGACCACCTTCGCTTGTTTTTTTACGATACATAAACACACTTGGTTCATCTGCACCTCTCTTAATTTGTCCACTAGAACTTATCGATTTTATTTTGTCTGCTTCAATTTTTTCTTCGAACATTGATTTTATTTTGTCAGCTTCAATTTTTTCTTTGAACATTGATTTTAGTTCTTGGATACTAAGTCGCTCATTTGGTTTTTCACTGAAAAAATCATCAAATTTTATTTTATTACCAAAATAATTTTTAAAATAGCCATGTATAATATTTTTAATATTTTCATCGTTATATGAAAAAAATTGCATCCAAAACTTAAATACATTTGTATATTCTTTTTTATTATATATGCTTGAAATGCCAAGATGTGTCGGGAAAATCATTATTATAAGTAATATTCCAAATGAATAAATGTCGGTCGCTTTTAATAATTCATTATTGGCAATTTTATATGGTTTTTTATTTTTCAAAATTTTTTTTAGTTCTGGCGCCATATAAATTTGTGTACCTCTCACAATTACTTCCGGAAAATTAGAATCATTTGTATCAATAAGTGTACCCGCATCAATCAGTTTGAGTGTACCATTCGTGTCTATAACAATATTCTCTAATTTCAAATCAAAATGGACAAAGTCATTTTCATGTAAGCAATTTAAAATATTTAATAGTTGACCAATGTGATTTCTAACAACTGTGGGGTGTGGTTTTTTTGTAAGGTTGCTATACATTTCGAACAAATCTTGGCCACAATTTTCCATTACAATAGTTAAAATATGATTTTCATTGTCATATTTATAGCCAATCAATTTACAGAAATAGTCGGGGCATAATTCGGAAATGGCGTGGTAATTTATAAGTTCGCTAGTAAATGATTCCGTAAGTCCTTCTATGGATATAGAGTCATTTCGTTTGACTAATTTAACAAAATTAATATTTTTTATGGCATATTTTTCATCATTCGAAATATAACCAGTTCCATATTGACTTTCTGGAAACACGTTTTCGGTTGGTTCTGGAATATGTGTTAACTTGGGAACATCAGTCGGCATAATATATTTTGTAATTACACCTTCAAGTATTTTTATTTTTTCTGTTTGTTCAGGTGTGAGCCCCATCAAACTTGGATTTTGTAAACTGAGTTTGGGCATTGATGCCTTTTTAGTGATGGGTGCAGTTGTATCAATTGGTGTTGATGACATATATATATATTATATTTCGATTTTTCTCGTAATATAATTTTCAAATACTTATTTTCTGCTAGGCACAAAAGACGCCGTCATTCTACGCGCATCTAGTTCCTCTCTTGTTAAATATATCGATTTCAAATCGCTTTCGGTATAGCCCAATGGTTTTCGATTATCATCGACTGATGTATACATGATAGGTGCGCCAACAATGCCCGCATTGTCCGCGCGAATCTGGTCAGCAAACCTCTCATAATATCCAACATCATTACTGGCATTTCGAAAATCCGCTTCCATAATTTTGCGGGCATTCTTTACCATATATTCGCGGTATTGAGCATTGTTGATGGCCGACGAAGATAAATCGGATTTACCCATCATCTCTTTCAAAATAGTGTTTTGAAGCAAAGTCTCCGATCTAGCCCCGGCAATAATTGACCTCCCATCACTCATGAGAGGTGGAAATCCATCATACCGATTATTGGTATGATATCCTAAATGTGATGCCGGTATAGTTTCTTTAATTACGGGAAATGCGCTATTCAAATCTGTTCCTCCAAATAACATATATATATGTTGTTTGGATATATTTATTCGATTCCCACCACATCCTTGTTATTTCTATAAATAGAATTTATTTCGTAGGCTAATAGAGGCGTGTCATAATATACTACTTTGGCAATACCTCCTTGGAGTCCAGATTCTTGCCCGATTGTCAGTATATCACCCACCGAAAATGTCTCATTCTTTCGCTTAACCGTCGTCTTCAATTCCCCATTTAAAAACATATCAGCACTGTTCTTGTCATAATTTACCAAAATATGATTCCATTTCTCCAATGGGGCATCAAACTCGTCCTTATCAGTATCATTGTAATAGATGACAAACTTCCTTTTCAATCCATCATATGCGATTTTTGGATGAGAGGCAAATGACAAAATGGTCGCCTCTCCATTATATGGAATATGGTTTGATGGCATCGGCACCACGTAAACCCACATCGACAATGCGTATTTTTTTCGAATGTTTATTGTCTCGGTAGAAGGCGGTTCGGTTTTCTGCATATCCATGTAGTTCGAAACATCTTTATTCATATTGATGCGCATCGGTTTGTCAACGATGACTTTGCCATTATCTTTTTCCATGGTTTTCAAGATTCGCGGTAAATATAAATAGAGGAGAATAAGAATCAACTCAATTACAAATAAAATATACACGATTTTTGGTGTAGTGGCAAACTCACCATATAAGTATTCGATAAAATCGGATATTAAACAAGGAATAAATAAAATAAAGTTGATAATAAATCCGCTAATACCTTGCATATTGTAGATGTATGATTGGTTGATTTTATACACCATTGATAAGAATACCATACCTATTAATACACCAATAATTATACCGGAATATTGAAGAGCTAAAATGCTATATGATGAGAGGCTGAGTTTATTTAAAAAATATATTACCAAAATTGCACCCACCAAGAATAATGCATTCTTGATAGAAACCATCGAAGAACCGGCAACAAAGATGTTGGTGACTGATGTTAGAAACTCCTGGAAATAAGTGTATAAAATTGCAAATAAGAGAGGTACCACAATAATAAACACATAAAACTCCGTGCTTTTTTCAAACTTGTCTTTGAGGAAGAAAGATAGAACAAACAGGTATACGAATGTGCCAAAAATAATGGGATTCGATGATACTGTGTTGATTGCGCTGTCTAAAAACGCCATTTATAATACTGTGCGATTTTTTAACTTTATAAATTCTCCATCGTGGTTTTGCGCCCGTGGCATTCTCGGCAAAGTGCGACTAAATTATCGATGTGATTGCTCCCACCATATTCCAGACGGACTTTGTGATCAACTTCGAACCATGCCGATAATTGCTCTTTACACTCACCGCATTTCCAGTTTTGACTACTTGCGACAAATTTTTTCTTGGTCTCGCTTACTGAACGTTTGGTTGCTTTGACGCCGCCTCCGGCGGCTCCGGAACGCGAAAGCCTCTCCATCGAACCGGGCGGCGCAGCCGCCGTTGACACAACAGGAAATGAAACATCATCTGCATCATAATACATGTTTTGTTTGGCAGTAAAGTCCAATATTGGACTCAACATAGAGGTGGTTTCACGATCAATCGGCAAGTATTTAATGTATTCATTTGACCCGCGAATAATATCTTGTGCCCTCCCGGGAAACTTTTTGAACAATATTATCATCATCAGTCCGCCCAATGCAATTCCCGCCATCTTATAATACTTTTGATTTGTTTGAAGCAGTTTCCAATATTTTCCATCGGTATAAACATTTGCTACTAAAAATCCGGTTATCAACATAATCAATAATTCAATACGCATTCAGTATATATTTTATGTCGATGAAGATTTGGTGGTTTGCCGATCTCAATATAACCATAAAATTAGACAAAAACAGAGGAATATAAATACTGCATGAATCCAATATCGACGCATTTTGAGTTGGTGATGTAAATAGACGGGTTTTGGAATAAAATTGTCGTAATACGCCGTCATCGCCGCATCCAATGATATTTCGTGCTTACCCAGCATCTCATTGTATTTATTGTGTATGAATACTACCCAGCGAATGAGTGAATCTTTGCTGCCTAAATAGGGGCTTAATGGATACTTATCCAACATTTTGCTAAACTGATTCCCCATATCGGGGTCGGGAATGAAAATCGGCAAGTTCATAAAAAAATCGTAATATTTGCGTTTGGTTGTATCATTCGGGAAATCGGGATAAGATAATGCGACTGACATCATAAAAAACCAATAATGGGGCCCCCAAACTGTGGCTGACATCAATAATATATTGATAACATATATTCATTGTTTGATTCTTTCGTATAACTATTTAGAAACACGATCACTTATATGTGTAGAGGTTGAAAATATGAGTTGTAATAATTGTGGTAAGCGCGGGCACTCATTCTATCAGTGTAAAATGCCAATTACGAGTAATGGTATTATTGCTTACCGGAAGCATCCAGAAACAAAAGTAATCGAATATTTGATGATTTGTCGTAAAGACAGCTTGGGGTTGATGGATTTTATTCGGGGCAAGTATTCTGTGAACAACAAGTATTATATTATGAATATGATTTCACAAATGACGAATTATGAGAAGAACATGTTGAAAACAATGTCGTTTGATGAGATTTGGAAAATGGTGTGGGATAAGGAAATATGTTCTTATGGGGCTCCTCCGGGACTCTCTAAATGGTCGAAGGGGGCACTAGTGGAATTGGGTTCTAGTTCAACAGGTTCCGCAAATGCTCATGGTTCCGTTAACACTCATACTCATGGTTCCGCGAATACTCATGGTTCCGCGAATGCTCATGATGACCCATCCAATTCTCGTTTCAAATCCGAGGAACATGTGTCTCGCGAAAAGTTCAATCAACTGCGCACCGGTATTTATAGTGGATATAGAGGCACCGATAAATCATTTTATTCACTCGAAACAATGATTGATGAGTGTACACAATCTTGGGATGAGCCCGAATGGGGATTTCCAAAAGGCCGGCGAAATTATAATGAGAGTGATATTGATTGCGCACTTAGAGAGTTTTACGAGGAAACCGGATTAAAAAACAAGAATATATCGTTCATTGTGAGCAATTTGGCCCCATTTGAGGAGATTTTTATGGGGTCTAATTACAAGTCATATAAACATCGATATTTCTTGATGTATGTTGATTATAATATGAGTAATAATAGCGATTTGTTTAATATTGACAAGACTGAAATAAGTAAAATTGAGTGGAAAACATTCAATGACAGTATTAGCGCAATACGGCCATACAATTTAGAAAAAAAACGGATTTTATCCAATATTAATATCGTTTTGACAAATTGTACGAATACATTTGCGTAAATAATATATGTATCTTTGTATATTATACATATATGGAACAGCCACGCGTATCTAGGTGTAAAAATGGCACACGTAAATATAAAAAATATGGTGATGAATGTTTAACGGAAGAAGAATACAAAAATAGATTAGAGGCTGAGGAAGAACGCAAACAATTGGATAAACGAAAAACAAAAAAGAATAAGACTGTTGTTGTTGAGAAAGAACCCTCTCTCCTGGATTCAATTATGAATGTTGCTAAAACTCTTAGTGGCCAATCGATAGATGAAACGAATGCTGACAAAGCATTAGATGATGACTTAGAAAGACGTAGGAAGATGATTGCAGATGATGAGGCAAGGCGCAAAGCAAAGAGGGAATTGCGATTAGAAGCAAAACGCATTGAACAAGAGAAAAAGGCAAAAGCGGAAGAGCCATTAGAGGAAGCAAAAGAAGAGCCATTAGAGGAAGCAAAAGAAGAGCCATTAGAGAAAGCAAAAGCACCGACTCCCCAAGATATCAACTCGAATCCAAGTTATTTGTATCCCTCTCTTGATGATCCCTATTTTAACCAAAAAATTGCCCACCGAAACGAGTTTGAATCTTTAAACTACGTTGCCGACATTACTAAACCTCTTAAACAAACTTCCAATCTTATTTGTAAAAATCCAGAATTTGAATTGCTAAATCACCAATTGTTTGTCAAAACATTCATTTCCCAAAACACACCCTACAAAAGTATTTTACTTTATCATGGTCTCGGTTCCGGCAAAACTTGTTCAGCCATCGGTATTGCCGAGGAAATGCGCGACTATATGAAAAGTATTGGTATCACTCAACGAATCATTGTTATTGCATCATCAAACGTACAAGATAACTTCCGTCTCCAATTATTTGATGAGAGGCGGTTAGAACAAGACCCTATTACCGAAACGTGGTCAAGTCGATCATGTATTGGCAACAAACTAATTCGCGAAATAAATCCAGTTGGTGCTAAAATGACCCGCGAAAAAATCATTTCGCATGCCAGGACAATCATCAATACGAGCTACGAGTTCAAAGGCTATTTACAATTTGCCAATAATATTCACGAACATGTATATGAATCTATTGATGAAGATGATCCAAATCACGATCAAATAGAGGTACAAAATATTCGTCGTTATTACAGTAATCGATTAATCATCATTGATGAGGTCCACAATTGTACCAAAGAAGACAAAAGACTTGCCAAATTATTACTAAAAATTGCTACGCACGCCGAGAATCTGCGGTTCATTTTGCTGTCCGCTACGCCAATGTATAATTCGCCGCGCGAAATCATATGGCTCTGTAATTTACTAAATATCAATGATGGTCGGTCGACTATATCCTACGAAGATGTGTTTTCCGCAGATGGCGAAATGCGCAACCCCGATTTGTTGCGACAAAAACTTAATGGATACGTATCTTATGTGCGTGGTGAAAATCCATACACATTTCCTTTTCGAATATATCCAGATGCATTTGCGCCGAAAAACGAGGCACGCGCAACCGACAAAGCAATCGGCATTATAAACAAACTCTATTATACTAATCTACAACCCTATCAACAAGAATCCTATGAAATGGTCATCAAGAATTATATTGGCGAATCGGGTGAAATCGACATGGAGGATGAGAATTACGGATATGCGCAACTCCAAATGCCTCTACAAGCCCTAATTATGACATTTCATCGCGTAAATGAAAGCGACGCATTTATTGGTAAAGAAGGACTCGCCAACAATATGTCTTTTGTGGAAAAGAGCGAGAAGAAGGGCGACACATATGAATTCCGTAAATACAACTATGAATATAAAAAAGGCGTACCCCGTATATTTCACGAAACTGAATTGCCGAAATACAGCTCAAAAATTGCGGATATTTGTTCTACTATACGCAAGTCGCGCGGTATTATTATTGTTTATACGCAATATATTGATGGCGGAATCGTGGCTGTTTCGCTGGCATTAGAGGAAATGGGATTTACGCGATATGGGACATCGCAGACGGCGACACCTCTCTTCAAACCGGGCGCAATTGATTCGGTGCCAATTGATGCAACCACAATGATGCCCGTCGATCCTGTGGCGAACAAGAAGTTCAATCAGGCGAAATATATGATTTTATCGGGGGACAAGTTTTTTTCGCAAAATAATGCAGCGGATATCAAATATGCCACAAGTGAAGCCAATAAGAATGGCGAATTGGTCCGCGTTATCCTGATTTCGCGCGCTGCATCAGAGGGTCTTGATTTCAAATATGTGCGCCAAGTCCACATCTTGGATCCATGGTACAATTTGAACCGCATCGAGCAAATTATTGGGCGTGGTGTGCGTAACCAAAGCCATTGTGGATTGGACTTTGAAGAGAGGAATGTGGAAATATACTTACACTCGGCCATTCCGGATGGGGACACATTTTGTGCGGATTTATATTTGTATCGTTATGCAGAGAGAAAAGCGCTGATGATAGGGAAGGTGACGCGTCTCCTGAAAACCATCTCAGTTGATTGTGTACTTAATCATTCGCAAACCAATTTTACTGATATAAATATGGAGGCAAATGGCAATGTTTTAATTCGCTCATCCACAATGGATGAGCCCCAATATTTTTTGGTGGGTGATAAATCAAAATCGTATGCATGCGATTATATGGATAACTGCGATTACCAATGTTTACCCGAAGACAAAATAGAGGCACCAAAAGAAGGGTATATTATTACGAAACCCAGCTCGTTCATTATCCAGAAGATGATGGACCGGATTACTGCTCTCATTGGGCGTGAAATTGCACTACACTTTGATGCACTCGAAAAGATGCTGGGTATGCCATCAAAATATGATTTATATTTTGCACTGACAGAACTAATTGAGAACCCAATTATGACATTTACTGACAAATATGGGCGTGTTGGGCGATTGGTGAATCGAGACAAATATTATTTGTTTCAACCAATAGAGGTGACGGACCCGCATTCGTCAGTGTTTGATTCGGTAGTGCCAGTTCAAGTAAAGGCTGAGAAGGTGCGACTTGGAATACCAAATGCAATTCGTGAAGTGCAGTACGATACCGCAAATATGCAGCCAAATGCAATCCAACCAATAAATGAAGAACATTTAGAGGCTCGACGAATTATTGGCGAAATCGAAATGCTGGTTACAAGGGCAATTGGTGAACCGGTTGAAATCGAGTCGAATGATGAAGACTGGTATAATCATATGAGCAATTATAAAGCGGTCTCTACTAAGAAGAAACCGAAAGATATGATGGATTATACGGCGTTGAAAATGTTGGCACGACTACACAATATTAATGTTCCTGAACTGACACTGTATATATGGAACCACGCACTCAATACGCTTGAATACAAAGATCGTATATTATTGGCAAAATGGGCATTTAGCAAATCGCCGAAGACAACTGATTTGGAAAAGCACATATTGGCTTATTTTGATTATTTGGTATTTGATATGGATGGTGTTAGAGGCATTTTGATTGCCAACAATGATGACAATATATTGTTTGATTTGGCTGATTGGAAGGAAATGCCATATAAACACGAGACATTTGACCCGGTAATTCGGGCTCGATTTTATGTTGAACCTGGCGATTTCCCTAAAATTGTGGGATTCTTTGGCGGATTCAAAACGGGGGTTCCTGTGTTCAAAATCAAACAGTTGTTGTTAAAGCGGAATAATCCGGGCGCATACTTGATGAATGAAGCAAAGGGTGATATTATTACATTATTAAATAGTGTTTTGAAATATGCGCATATAAATGTGGAATATGAAGCTGATATAACAATAAAAATGACAAAGGTTGCGTTGGGAATTATATTGGAAATCATTATGCAGAGTATTACTGATACTGATAATGCGTGGTTTATGCGTCAAGAAAAGGCAAACTACAATAAAATCCAGAAACTTAAACTGTGATTGTCTAAGTAAACTCATGGTTCCGTAAACTCATGGTTCCGTAATAAATACAACATATCAACAAAATGCCTATCATCTCTATTATAAAATCGCCGAGCCGGATAAATTTGATTCCCCGAACTATCTTTATTATAAAATCGCTCCCAATTATCCAAGAAATCAAATGTGACATCAAACGGCATCACAGTATAATAAAACAATTCACATCGAATAACATGATTTTTACTGAATAAATAATTGAGCCCTTGTAGAATACGCCTCTGTTTTTTCGATTTCATATAATATTCATCTTGGTATTCGCCATACATCGACATAAGAATATACGATTTCTTTTCATCATCGTAATACAAGAATGCTTTTCGTGCATTATGTGCTTGGAATAATTCAAATACATAATACATATTTTGTAATGATATAACAATAGTTGTATTATTTAGTTCAATTTTGTGATTGACATGCAAAAAATTGATTTAATATTATAAAAATATAGAATGATAATATAATAGCAATATAGAATGGAACAACAACAACGAAAGGATAGTCGCGCCGAATATGGTGTTTATATTAAATCATTATTAACAAGAAAAATTCCCCTTAAAATCACCGAAATCGGCAAAAATGTCAAGGGCAATTTGACCAAGAAAATTGTGGCATTATCCGAAGGCAAATGTATTATCGAAGGATTTATTCGACCAAGTACAATTGAAATTGTGTCATATTCGCCCGGACTCATAAAGGATGACCACGTTGAGTTTCAGGTTGTTTATATGTGTTTAGTATGTAATCCCGTGAAAGATATGGAGGTGAGTTGTGTGGTACGAAATGTAACGAAAGCTGGTATCCATGCACACGTAGTTGATGACGATGACAATGTGCCGATTATTGTGTTTATTGCAAGAGATCATAACAATACAAATCCACGATTTGATACGATAAGAGAAACCGATGTTATTAAAGCGCGAATTATTGGCACACGGTTCGAATTGAATGATACGTCGATAACAGCTATTGCGGGATTGGTATAAGATGAATATGAATTATTGGAAACAACATAAATGTAAATCTATAAAACTACATAATGACCGATACATTTAAGATTACGACTGAATCATTAACTGATATCAAAGACAAAATTGAGAGGATGACAAAGGCGAATCAAATCGAAATTTTGAGAATACTTAAAAACAATCCGTCGATTAAACTGAATGAAAATAAAAGCGGGATTTTTGTAAATATTTCTTTTTTACCAAGAGAAACAATAGAGGATATTGTGAAATATGTGAAATATGTATGCGACCAAGAAAATATCATTAATGAGATTGAACACCAGAAACAGGAGTTCAAGAATACGTATTTTGTTGGTGATGTTATACCGACTGGCGTCTAGACGTTTGTAGATAAATATATTTTTAGAAACAAGTTAAAAATATATAGACTAATATATGTAGATGAATATGGAAGAAAAAATATATAATTTATTTATTGGAAGAAAAAACTTTATGGTCGAGAATAAGACACTTGATTTACTTGTGCCATTTATGTTGAATGATGATTTTTTAACAAAGTTTGAAGAAGCGTCCAATGTCGAAGCGTCCAATGTCGAAGCGTCCAATGTTGAAGCGTCCAATGTCGAAGCGTCCAATGTCGAAGAAGTCATTCCCAATACAAAATTTTTTGAAGAAACTACACCACAAATTGAATCCATTCCCAATACAAAACTTGTTGAAGAAATTATCCAAAAGCCACGAGAATATAGATTCTACCCTAAATCCAAGGATTGTGTATTTACGTGTATATATGTCGCAATCCACGGAGAACAAACATTGTATCAGCCCGGTGTCAATATTACAAATATGATAATGAACGAGAAAAAGACCATATCCGATTATTGTAATTCATCTGCATCAATATTAAAAGCATCTAATTTCAAACTCACCATTGCCAAAATGAACGAAATTCGTTGTGAATTAATGACTCAGCCATTTATGAATAAGATTGGTGGTGGATTAGTGGCTTGTTCTGTTTATTATAAAAGACCAATTTATGTTGTATTTGAGGAAATTGATGCATATTTGCGATTTGTATCGAAAGAATATGTGGAAGATGATGAAGATATTGGAAAAGAAGATATTATTTTGAGGGTTGATAGAGGAAGAATATGTTTAGACTACTCGGCGAAAGCGGATACATATAGAGAAAAATATATGGAATTGGTTCACTATGAGAAACCGTTGGCATCCATTTCAAACTATAAATTGGATGAACTTCTTGGAATCTATAAGAAATTGTTTTTGTCGGTACCTGTCAAAATATCAAAAGCCGAATGTTATGAACGAGTGTTGATAAAAATGAGTGAATGTGTTTCAGCGAAGCTTTATTGAAACTGACCAATGCGCATAAAATTGAAACATTATATATCCCCTCTATTATTCGTAAAACAAAACAATGAATCAACTTCCCGAAATCATAAAATCATCAACTCTACAAACTTATTCACCACAACATTGCTTGCTATTGTTGTCGGTTGAACAACTTATTCAACAATTAAATCCTGTTCGATGGATTCATAATCGTCCCGCCGACGAAACCCGCATTATACAAATCGCATCTTCCATTTATCGAAATCGCACTCCATTTGATACTATCATTTATTTACATTATAATTCGGCGAGCAATCAATTCGAGATATTGGACGGCCTACACCGTTATAGTGCTTGTAAACACATTTACGATAACAACTCAAAACCGAATCCCGATTATATAACTGGCGACGAATATGACTATGGGCGCACTGCGTCGTGGTTCTACAACGCAACTATTCTCGTGAGCCTCCATATGAACAAAACACCGGGTGAACTCCATGTCATTTTCGAGAACCTGAACAAGACAGTCCCGGTGAGCGAAATCTACATTCCACCAACAATAACGGATGAACATAATTTGCGCAAACAGAAGGTGATGGAGACCGCAGTTCATTGGCAACGCATGTATCCTAAACATTTTTCGGCGAGCAATTTATTCCAAATACCTAATATGAATCGCGACCGATTTATGGATATTTTGGCCGAGCTCTACAATGAGTTGAACAATTGTATAGAACTCGATAATGCGCTCACGATTGCCAACAACCAATTTAAAACAAATTATAATCAGGGAAAAATCAAACTCAGTGAATCCGTTTCCAAAAAGTGTATAGATTCCGGATGCTGGTTATTTGTGTATAAGGGCGACACACTAATTCGCAAAATCGTTGATCTGGTTATTATGAAATAATGGTTGCTCGCGCGATATACCTCTATTGTTTTTTACGGGGGAGCGTATAAAATTGAATATATTTTGGATTAATAATATCAATGTAAAATATATTCGCACACAATAATGACAGACAAACTACCGAACAAGAAAGAGTCATCATCCAATTTCAGAGATGATTTTGTAAAAATGATAAATAATTATTTAGCCGTCAATGGCAATTTACAAACAAAAGAGTTCGAAGTTCGTTTTAAACCTAATCGTGGTCGCACATTCACCAAAGTCGAATACGATAATGTATTTCGTCGTTTACGTGGAAGCGGATACGAATGTGATAATAATGCCGGGATCAATATGATGCGTATCCAATCCCAATATACAAATATTCAAACCGGCGTATTACAAATGTCCAATATACGTACTGAATTGTTTGGTGCGGAACTCATTCAGCAATATTGTCGCTCGGATAATAATTTGAAAAAGCTCGCCGATGTTCCCGCCAATTTCAAGAAAATCAAGTTTACGCAAAAATCGAGCGCCAAAAATGATGCCGGTGAGTTTATTAAGAAAATCACCAATGATGATTTTGGTTTCAATGTTTCATTCAATATGGAAAGCGACTACAATTTGAAATCAAAGATCGCCGCCGATATATTGGGTTCTTGGCGCGACTATCGCAAAACATTCCGTCTCATTAATCGTGTGCGTCTAGCCAGTAAAACGAGTCCCGTTGTCGCCGATCTCAGTATTATTCGTACTTCAAAAACATCCGGCGGAATTATGAAACCCGAGTTCACATTGGAAGAATCCGAAATATTCACAAATCAAGAGTTTTGCGAAATCGAATTAGAATTGGATAATGCGCGCGTGGGTGTGGGGACGGATTTCGATAATGTTGATGCTATTATTAGAGAGCTCGAAACCACAATTCGCATCATTTTGTGCGGACTACAAGACACAAAATATCCAACTCCTTATGCCGAGCACAATCGTGTATTACAGTCATATATGCGTGTTGTTCACGGAGACACATATGAGCCTCGCAGAATACTCAATGATGACTTTATTGGTCCCAATTCGCATACACTCCAATTGAGCAATATTGTGGAAATTGATCAGGCATCCAATGCGCCCAATATTCGCGTCAATTATTGTGCGACAGATAAAGCCGACGGTGAACGCAAATTACTTTATATTGATACATACGATGGGCGCATCTACCTTATAAATACGAATATGTTGGTCCAATTTACGGGACTCACATGTACGGAAAAAAACGACTGGGGACTCATATTGGACGGAGAACACATTGCATATGGCAAATCAGGCAAGTACATAAACCATTATGCTGTATTCGATATTTATTATGTGGGACACGGTAATGGTCGCACATCATCGGTGCGTCATTTGGATTTTGCGTGGTTTGTGGAGCCCACTACAAAGGAAGAGTTGGAGAAATACCGCCTATTACTACTCAAAATTAAAATCAATGGACTTAAAGTGAAACGACTATCGAAAGTTGTGTCCGAAGATGATTTCAAAATTGTGCCGAAGATGTTTTATTTACCAGATAGCACCACAAATATATTTAGCATTTGTTCGACTTTGTTGTCAAATATTAAAGATGGTGCATATCCCTACAATACTGACGGCATCATATTCACGCCTATTAATATTGGAGTTGGTGGTTCAGCTCCCGGCAAAACCGGGAAATTGAAGAAGTTCTCGTGGCCTCTATCGCTCAAATGGAAACCACCAGAGTTCAATAGTATTGAGTTCTTGGTATCATATAAGAAGGACAAATCAGGAGCCGACGCGGTTTATACAGAGTTCGAAAGTGGAAGTACCAATTTACGCCAATACAGGACACTCGAATTGCGATGTGGATTTAATGTAAAGACGCATATTTCGATGGATCCCTTTAAGGCGATGTTGAATGATGAAGTCCAATATGTAGATGACGAAATTGACAATGAAGAGGCTTATCAGCCATTGCCTTTCAAGCCAAGTTTACCATATGATCCCGATGCGTGCTATGCGAACATAATGTTGGTGGAAGATACTGAGGGCGGAGTCGGTTCGATGATGACACTTGAAGGTGAGAAGTTCGAGAGTGAAATGATCGTTGAGTTTTCGTATGATTTAACGAAAGAATCCGGGTGGCGTTGGATACCAATGCGTGTTCGTCACGACAAGACATACAGTTTGCGCGCAGGAAACAAGAATTATGGTAATGCTTACCATGTTGCCAACGATAATTGGAAGTCGATTCATTTCCCAGTAACGGAAGAAATGCTTGGGGGTAAAGAAGAAATTAAGTTGGATATCACCGATGACATTTATTATGATAAGACAAATAACAGCGATGAATCGCGCACGATGGGACTCCGTAATTTCCACAACTTGTATGTGAAGAAACGCATCATTGGTGCAGTAGCAAAACGGGGTGATACACTCATTGATTATGCGGTAGGCAAGGGTGGTGATATCTCAAAATGGAAGAGCAGTAAATTAGGGTTCGTATTTGGCGTGGATTTGTCGAAAGACAATATTTACAACCAAATGGATGGTGTTTGCGCGCGGTATTTGAAGGAAAAGCGGGTGTCTCGCGGACTGTTTGAAGCAATTTTCCTACCTGCGGATAGCAGGCTCAATTTGCGTAATGGTGATGCGTTTTATACTGAGAAGGAGCGCGAAATCGGTGCGGCTATATTGGCCAAGTCGTCGGGACCGAAACCCCAACTGGGCAAGGCAGTTGACAAGAATTTCGGTGCAGGTGTAAATGGTTTTGGCGTGAGTTCGTGCCAGTTTGCGATTCACTATTTCTTCGAGAATCAGTCAGTGCTCCACAACTTCTTGCGCAATATATCAGAAAATACGGCAGTCAATGGATATTTTGTGGGAACTTGCTATGATGGTGATGTAGTATTCAAGAAGTTGGCGAAGACACCGGAAATAACAATTTACTCGGATGGGCGAAAAATATTCGAAATCCGGCGAAAGTATGAGCAAACTGGGTTTCCAGCCGACGAAACAAGTGTGGGATATGCAATCAGTGTATTCCAGGAATCGATTAATAAGTATGCAACGGAGTATTTGGTTAATTTTGGGTACTTGACCAGGCTCATGGAGGATTATGGATTTGTATTAGCGGGGGCCGAAGAACTGCAAATACCAAATACAGATATGTTCGAAACTCTATACAATAAAATGATGTATGAAGTAAAGAAATATCCGGAGTCGGCACATAATTATGGTAAAGGGCCAATGATGACAGCCGAAGAAAAAGCGATTTCATTTATGAATAGGTATTTTGTGTTCAAAAAAGTTCGGTCAGTAGATGCGGCCAAGATTTTCAAACAATTGAAGAGTGCCAAAGTTGAAATAGTTCCGGAAGTAGTTGAGAAACAACCACTAAATGCTGTAAAACGAGTTTGTAAAGTGATTCTCGAAAAATATGAGCCGATTGAAGTTGATTTGGAAGTCTCCGCACCCAAGGAAGTACCTGAACCTAAGGAAAAAGAGGATGAGCCAAAAGAAGTCCCTGGACCCAAGGAAGTATCTGAACCTAAGGATTTATCCGGACCTAAGGATTTATCCGGACCTAAGGAAGTACCTGAACCTAAGGATTTATCCGGACCTAAGGAGGAAGCTCAAAAACCCCGTTGTAAAAATGGAACCAAACGTTATAAACCTCTTGGTCCCGATTGTTACACCGATGAACAAATAGAGGCATTTAAGGCAAATAAGACTCGTAAGAAAGTATAAATATGTTTCAAATACAGTTTTTTCTTGTTGTATTTGAAAATATACATAAACGTATTATCCAAAGTACAATAGAAAAGCAACGAATGCTTATACACACATTACCATCACTATCTGGAAACTATTGGAACAAGATTTCCCTTAGTCAAGGTACAAATATTCCTACTCAATATATATCATATTCACTCCATAAGTTTCTCACGGAAATCAAGTGTAAAATCGATGAACGTGTAGAGGAATGGGATGCTTATAAAAAATACACAAATCCATACGAATATATTCACAGCAGTAATAATCGTTCAAGTATTTGTAAATATCGGCCAATATCGCGCGCATTTTTCAAATTGGTAGAAATCATTAATAATCTAAAAATTCCACAATTTGATGATTGTAATAAACCCATCAAGATGTTTGGACTTGCCGAAGGTCCAGGTGGGTTTATCGAAGCTGCGCGTTATTATAACAAGAATCCAGATAGCCAATTCTACGGAATGACAATCGAAGATCCCACAAACCAAGACGTTCCCGGATGGAAAAAGGCCAAAGGATTCCTGAAACATAATGAAAACGTAATTCTTGAAAAGGGCGCAGACGGAACAGGTGATATTTTAAAACCC